TCATTTGCACCCTTTCGAGTGAACAATTGATTTTCTGCTGAATTTACATAGTTATTAGACCAGTTGAACTCGGTTTCGATGGATTTAACATGACCTTGTTCATCATAAGTTGCTTGTAATATTCTTTTAGCAGTTGGAACAGTAATAGCATTTGAGTGTCCTAATTTACCACCACTGACTTGAATACCTTTTTCAGTATTGGAGGTTAATTTTCCAATAATCCAATCCCATATTTTTGAAAAAGGATATCTTCTATTCATAGGTGAAGTTCCACCAAGGATTACATCAGATAAATAATTTGAATCAGTTGGAGTTTCATGAATAATAGTTGTATTAATATTATCTTGTTTACTTCCATCAATAGCAGTAATTCTACTATCATGTTGTTGTATCGCAATTTTATTTTGTTTAATCTGTGCAATATCAGTATCTGACACTAATGATTTACCGGTTTCTTTATCAACTTTACCTGCTAACAAATCATTTATTTCATCTTTGGTGAAGTAATTTTCAAGATTTATATCAGTAGTACCCACATCAGTATATGAATCGTTTACAAAGAACCATATATGGAAAGGTGCTTCTGTACCAACATAATACATTGTTTTTTCTTCTGCTACTGATGGGTCTGGTCTTGTTGCAACAATACTAACCTTTGCTCCACCTTCTAATGCTTCAATTAAGTCTTTAACTTTTTTAGATGACCATACAGTAGTAGGAGAATTAATAGTATCATTAATAATTTCCCTTGCAGTAATAGTATTACTCTCAATTGTAATGTTTTGTCCTGCAATTAAATTATCTTGTTTTCCAGTTTCAACTGCAGATATTCGCCTTTTTATTTCTGTGTCATCATAACTACCTCCACCTCCACCTTTTCCTATATTTTCACTTATTACTCGTAAGTAATAATTATCGGTGTGATTTCCTTCTATTTCATCAGTTAATTTTTCTGCACTTTTTTTTAAATATGAATTATTTGTTTTTGCCATATTATTTCAACTCTATTTATTTTGTTATTGCGAATGGAGAATTAATATCTCCATCCAAAAATATTATTATTGCATCTTCATTTATTACTGGATTTCCAATACATTTAACATATTTTAAGATATTGTCATCTGCTAATAAACAATCAATGTATTTTCCATCCTCATATATTTTGTTAATGGTTGCAATGGTTGGAGGTGGGTTGTTTTCTGCTTCATCTTTTACAAATGTTTTTAGTTCTTTTATTAATTCGTTTGGCATTCTTATTTTCACCTTTTTATATTTCTGTAAGTTTTATATTTTTAACTAATCGTGAACTTGGTTGATAAGGTAAATAGAACCAATATACAAGGTCATTTGCAGTTAATAATGCATTATTAAGGTTTAATGTTCTTGAATAAAGCAAATTATCATTTTCAAATAATTCAAATTTAAATTCTCCATTTCCTATTGTGTATTTATAATGTAACCATTTATTCTTCCAGTTAGCACCTGAAACTCTTTCATAACTATAACTGGTGGTATAATTCCACCATAATATTTCAGTTGACTGATTTGTACCTATTCCAGTTACATAATTATTTGATGCAGATTTCATTGCGAAAAGTATCTGTTCTCCATCAGATACAGTATTACTTGCATATGAATCAAATTCAAGAATAAATGATGGTTCTCTTCCATCTAATTCGTTTAAATAACAAGATTGAATACCTCTTGCAGTATTTGAAACAGTTATTTCACTACCATTATGACTTACTGAAACATTTGTACCTGCCCAATTATAATCATATATTCCGTATGTTTCTGATAGAATCATACCCCACTTTGCATAAAAACCAATATCTCCTGCACCTTGACTCTGATACACATAACCATATGTTCCATCATCATTATCAGTCATAACCCCAATTAAATTATCATCACCATCATATAATTCAACAATTTGCCCAGTTTGCATAGTTGATAACGATGCAGTTAAAATAGCAGAATCTCCATCATTATAAGATAATATACTTGCAGATGAAGTCAAATCAATTGCTTTTAAATATTTTACTTTAATATTTTTAAAAGTAATTTCATTTCCTCTGTGCAATTCAAAAGATGGCATTATATGAGATATAGGTTCACTAAAAGATTGTTCAGAAATCAGAACACCATCTTTAAAGATTTTATAATCTGCATTATGTATTTCAACATGATAACTACCTATACTAACATTTTCAAATAATATACTGCCAGAACTTAAATCAAATATAAAATTAGAACCTATAATTTCATTTACTTCAAAATCAATATTAAATGAAGCCCCATCTTCCCGTAAATCCATATTAGCATATCCCATAGAACCTACTTGGAGATTAGGACTTAATTTCATTCCATTTTCAGTATAACTTACATTTAAATCATTAAATTCCCATTTATTGTTTTGTGAAGTACATTTATCATAAAATATACAATCTTCTATATTTATCCAATTAGAAGTAATGTTATCTGCTCTTGCAATAATATTCACATCAGTTACACCAGTTCCAACATAATCAAAAGATGCTACACCATCACTATCAGTTAAAACAACCTCACTATACATTAAAGAAGGAGCAAAAGAATCATATACTTCAAAAGTTACAGATACATCAGAAATATGTGCAGGAACATCATTTACTAATAATTGAGCAGATAATGTTGCAGATTCATTTCTTCCAACAATATTTTCATTTGAAATAAGGTTTATTTCAGTATATTTTTTCACATTCACAGTAATACTGTTACTTTGTGTGTAATAATGCTTTGTATGAATAGTATGTTCTCCAAGTTCATTAATACTTGTTTTTAAAGTTGCTATTCCATCGTTGTTGGTTTTACTTGTTCCAATAAACTCATTATCAACATAAAAATGTATAGTTTCATTATTCAGATTTTCAGAACTAACTAAATCAGATAAATGAGCAGTTATTTCAAACTCTTCACCAGTTCCTACATCTAATTTCGGTGTTGAGGTTGTTAGTTCGTAATAATGACTTTCAGAAATTCCAATGTGATTAATTTGTATTTCTGCATCAAATCCAATAATATTATTCAAATCTAATGTTTCAAAAGGAATATTAACTGCAACATTATTCTCTAATGTTATTTCTAATGGAGTAACTATTATTCCATCAGTATCTCCATCGAAAACATTATAATCTTCAATACTATAAACATTAAACTTTATAATATACTCACTATGAGGAAATACTGGATTTTCAAGTTTTACTGTACCTATACTGGACATTGTTTCATTACTTACTAAAATACCAGTATCAAGAATAGTTGTTGATTCTAAATCAAACACATATTCACCATATTCACCAGTAACTTTTTTATTATTAATTTTAATCTGTTCAGAGAATGGACAGTTATTCCTTAATAATGAAACAATTGCATTATACTCTGATAAAGTTAAATTATCGCCAATATCTTTAAATTCCATTAACATTTACTTACCTCCAATCAAAATTATCATTCCAGTATATTCTTTCATTATCCTTAAAAAATTCAATATTATATGCAGTAACTGGTAATTCACCATCTTCTACTTCCTTATATTTATCTTCCAAGATATAATATAAAACTCCTCCATCATTCAATTTTAAATCAAACTCTCCAATAATAACTGGCATTGTTGAACCATGAATTGTGTATATCAATTGAATATGAGCAGTCACATCTGCAATAGGCTTCCCAGTAATTTTATTATACAAATAGACAATAATTGTATCATTTTCATCATATGTCAAAATTCCACAATTTATTTGTTTATCATTTGTATCGAATATTAATTCAGTATCTCCTTTATATTCACATAAAAATAATTTATTATCAATTAATTTATCATTAGAATTTGATGAATAAGCATTATCAAAATAGAACAATGGAATAATCTTTATTAAATCATTCATTCGTTCAATTTCAAATAAATCATTATTTAAAATGTTAGAAATCTTTGTTTTGTAATTAATATGAACTTTATTATGAAATTGAGTTACTTCTTCATCAGTAATATCTTTAAAATACATATTATCACCATTCCATTACTCTATTTGTATTTTCATTTCCTGCATCAACTCTACTAACTACAACACCTTGTTTAAATACCCAGTTATTACCAGAAACAGCATAACATACTGCTTTATCCTCCTTACTTGGTAATGGACTACTATAAACACAATCATTAATTTGAGGATAATAATATTTACAGAAAACATGACTACGATTACTGTAATTAACATCAAAGAAAGGTAATTCAATATTTTCCTCTAATTCAAAATGAGATAACCCATTCACAATTGCAGTTTTACCAACCACTAAAACACATTGAGCAAAACCAATATTCTTCTGATTCTGACAATACTGATTTGAATCATAATCAATATCAAAAACATTATTAGTCAATCTTGCATTTCCATCTACTTGATATAAGAATGCAGGATTACTATTATCTGCAACATTAATATCTGTATTATGGAATTTACTATTAGTAATGTTTAATTGTCCTCCATGCAATATTGTAGAATGGTTGTTAATAAAAATACATTCATCAATATTTGTTGTGAAATCAAAATTGTATTGTAAGTTCTCAATATCAATATCGCAGAAAATAACACTGCCCAAATTATTATACCTTGTTGATGTTGATTCTGAAAATGTACATTCAAATAATTCTAATTTTGAATTTTCTTCTTGGAAAAATACAGTATCGCCATTATCAAACAGTCCTTGTTTAATAATTGAATTAATACCTTCTTTTAAATCAAATCCAAACTCATTTAGATTCAATGTATTAAAATCACATAGTAATTTAACATTATGGTTAATTAAGATTCTTGAATCAAAAGTAATTGAAGAAGTAAGGTTAATTATTCTTGCACCAAGAATATTTTCCAATTCAGATTTAAATGCTTCAAAATTGTCTACTTCATAATATTTGCAAGGTATTTTAAATTTATACTCATATTCCATTAAATCCTCTGTTTCATTTACCTTTAAATAAATTGTAACTGGTGTATCACTTGTTTTTCCAGTTAAATCTAATTCAAAACTTTTTTCTGTTAAATCTATTTCAAATTCAGTATTTTTATATTTAACTATTGCAGTTTCAACAGTTAAATCTAAATCAGAAGGATAATCAATATTTACAGTATTAACTTTACCTACAATAAGAGTATCTTGTATGGTTAAAGGTAATACTTGTTTTGTTTGGGTAGCACGATAATAAAAAGTATTATCTTGATAATTAACTTCAATAATTCCATTTGCAAGATAATAATCAACTACACCATTTACAATTAAACCTGATATTTCTTCGCCATTAAATTTGAATGTGAGATAATCTTCTCCTCTAATTCGCTCACCTCTTAAAGTTGTAATAACGAAAGTAGGAGTATCTGTTTGTTCTTTCAAATAATACAAAGATTCAATATCTGTTTTTAGTGTTTGTTGTTCAAAATGGAATTCAGAAGCAAGATTACATAAATATAAAACTAACTTCACATTATTCTCTGATGTAGTAAATGTTAATTCTCCATCATCATAAACAATAGGAACAGTAATAGGATTATTATTTGCATCTAATAAATAACAACCACCAGTCCATAACTGATTAAACACTTTAACAGTATAATTATAATCGTTACTATCATTTAATTCAATTTCACAAAAATCAACATAAGTTTTACCTTGATTTGCAATAACTGATGAAGTATCAATTGTATAAAATGTATTAATATCTCCGAATTTTGAAAGTGTACTATTAACATCCTCAATAGTTAAAAAACTCATTCAACTTCCTCCACACTACAAATAGTTTTATCAATATGCAATATTTTACCATTAACTCTTAATTCATATGTATTCTCATCATAATCAGTTAGTAATGTTAGTAAGGCATTATAATCAATATTTTCAGAAACTTCAAAAAAGGATTGTAATTGTGAAATTAATTCCTCATCACTGTAATATTCACTTATAGCCATGTTATACTATCTCCCATAACAAATTTAGATTTAAGAATATTTTTTATTTCATCAGAACCATAATCCATATATTTATTAGATAAATAAGGATTATCACTTGTTAATTGATTATTCAAAGGATTATAATTCTTAACATAACAATACAAAGTTAATCCAAAAATTTTCTGTAAATTATCGACAGTCAAATACTCCAATTTTTCAAAAATAATCCTATCACGAAATTCATCATCAGATTCATTTTCTTTTCTAAAAACATTATAATCTTTTCCATGAGCATCTAACCAACCACCAGTGGCAGTTGTTAAAAATAATTCATCAAGAATATCATTTTGATTATCCATATATTCTCCAACAGTTTTATCCAAAACTTGTCGGAGTTGATTATCTTTTTTATGTAATTCCGAATGAGAAGGTAACATATCACAAAATAACTCTATAAAATCAGACATATCATCATACCTCATTTTGAGTAAAGTTCACAGAATCTAATTTTAATACACCATTCTCTGATGGTTCAACAGAAGTCATTTCTTCACCATTAACTAAAATACTTGTTGCATTAATATAATTTTCAAAAATTAAGAATTGACTTGCAATATCATCTCTTGTAACACTTTGATTAATATTTAAACCATCCAATTCATAAGAAGGAACTGGAGAACCACCATCGAAAAATGCACGAATAACATTCTCCAATTTAGCAGAATCAATTTCATCAACAACATCAATAGTAATATCCAAATCAATTATTGTATATTCAGGTTTATTTACAATGAAATTATGACTTAAAACCTTTTTAGTGAGGTCGGTTAATTCAATTAACACATTTAACAAAACATTATTTGGAGTAGGTTTAACATCTCCATTGACAATTGCTTTTGCAGTATATCCCTCTTCATCAACTAATATTACATCGTGTACTCCTTCAACAGATTCGCATAAATTAATATAATAATGCAAACTGCCAAAACCATCACTACGAACATTATTAAGCAATCTTTCACGATAATCATCATCTTCTTCTTCATCTGCACCTTCTTCTAAAGGATTTGGATTAGTAACAGATAATAATTCAGTGTTTAAATATTCACTAACAATTGTGTTAATTGAGTTACTTGCAACATTTCCATCTGCTCCACCAACGATTGCTTCAACTTCTGCTTCACCAGTTAATTCGCCTACTTCAATGATACAATCAGTTGTTGTAACAAATTCTAATCCAGTTTCATCATCAGAAACAACAGTATCAGAAGGTATAACATATTCTTCTGTTTGTGCAGATGCTAATGTAAATATAACTGTTCCATGAGAATATTCTTCGTGAATTCTTGGTAAATTGATAAAAGGTAATTCGCCTATTTTATCAAGCCAAGTTCCATAACTGGTCGATATAAATGCTATTTGTGTTGATTCGTGTTGTTCTTCAAGATAAGCATAAATTCCAATAGCAAATGCTTCTAATTGATTTCTTATTTCACTTCCTTCACTGAAGTCAGTTATTCTTGTTTCTCCAACTTCTAATTTCATTTCGTAAAAATCTATCATTTGATTTACAATATTTGAAATATTAATTTCTTCTCCATTCGTATTTATAATACTAATCTCTTCTAATGCCATTATTCAACCACCTCAAAACCATCATCTGTTAATTCATAGTTTACATCAATGCTATACTCTGGATTTGGATATAACTCTAAATTAATACGAAGTTTTCCATCATCAGTAAATTTTACATCTATTTTCCAAGATAGTAATCTTTCTTCAGATTGAAGAACTGTTTCCACTTCTGATTGTATGAAGTATAATGTTTCTTCATTTCGTTTCCAACCGAAAAATGATTTTAAAGTACTTCCATATTCTTCGTAAAAATGTCCTAATTCATCCAAATCTGTATTAAATTTATTTGTTATTGATTGTATGAGATTTTCATCATATTCTGCTAATTGTATATCTCCATCTTTAAATGTAAATGAAGAGTTAAAATCAACTCCTAATTCATATAATTGTTCTGAATCCATAATTATCACCATGGGATTTTTGTTCCTTCATTAGAACCTCCTTTGTATCCGAAAACTTGATTAAAAGGTTTATTACATAATTGTCCATCTCCTGCACTACAATCTGTCCAATAGTACTTTCCATTAATACTTAATCTGACAATATAATGCCCCCATGACCGACCATTCGTAGTTCCATATGTGTGCCTTATTGTAGCATTAATCCCTGCACTTAAAAATAAAGCACATAAGATATTAGCCCCATCGGCACAGTTCATATAATGACCATTATATACTCTCTCATAATTAGAAACCTTACTTTGAGTTTTAACTGGGTTAGGATAATCGCTCCAATGTGTTTCTGATTTAAATTTCTTATCAATTAATTTCGCTTTTTTTAGAGGGTCTGTTTCCATTCCTACAACTTTTTTCACATATTCATATGCCCATTTACCCCATCCACCTTTTAAACTTGTATTTACTTTTGATTTAGTTACTGCTTTGGTTTTATTCTTATTTTTCTTATTTTGGTTTTGTTGATTCTTCGCATCAGAATATGCTTTCTGCATTTCACGATTCATATCAGTATAACTTGAAAGACTACTTGCAAAAGCATTTAGATTCAATTTCATTTCTGCTTTTCCATTAGTATCAACAGTTATGTTGTTTCCTTCAATATACCATCGATTTTTAACATATCCTTTATTTCTGTTTGTTGTACTGTTTAATGCTTCCGAGAGTATAGTCCAATTCGCTAAATCAAATTCTCTTGGTAAATCTGTGAATAACCATTGATTAGTATGTACTTTCTTCAAAGCAGGATTACCTAAAGGAATGGTTAAAGTTAAAGATAAGAAATCACGATTATGTTCAGTTATCTTCTCCAATGCTTTCATTTGTGCAAGTAAATACTCATTAGTTTTACTTGCACTTGATTTCTTTTTAGCATTCTTCTTTTTAGTAGCCATCACTTCACACCTTTATTCCTTTATACTTGAAATATCCTCCTGCTTCAAATTGTTTGTACATTCCACTCGCAGAAGGATTTGCACAATAAACTGCTTTTTTCTTTTTTAACCAATCTTCAACATTCCGAATTGTAGGGTCACCTACACTGAAATTATCATCACCTGCTCTGTGTACAGTATAACCTTTGAAATTCCCATATTTATAAGGTTTCATTCCATGAGGATTTGTCCAATCTTGTGTATCGAATAAAACAACTAATTGAACTCCTTTGCTTTTTAGCACATTTTGTATGTTAGAGGAATATGCTTCACGAATTGTACCTGCACAAAATCCATTGTACATTGTAGCACACACAGAATAGTCTTTTGAAACATTCCAATAATCCTCGTAATGTGCATTACTGAAAGTTCTGCCGACATGAACAGTCCAACCATTTTTCCTTAATACTTTCGCAAAGGCATTTTTCATAGCATCAGAACCACCATCAGCATTTAACCATACTTTCCTTTTTTTATTATTGAAAGGATTGTTATATTTATTTTTCTTTGTAGTTGTTGATTTTTTCTTATTTTTTGTAGTAGTTACTGCTTTTGTTTTATTTTGATTTGGATTGGAAATAGATGTACCTACTGTTCCGAAGAATGCAGATAAATCAAGATTTGTAGCATTTGTAGATTTAACTAATTTTCCTAATTTTAAATCAGAACCATTAACACTCACTTGTGTAATAGCATTAGCAGTACTGAATTTGTATTTCCGATTGTAATGCTCTCCATTTGTTAGTATTAATCCAGTATTCTCCCAATCAACTTTACTAATAGGTTCTATTTGCAAAACACCTCTATCATTAAACCAAACATCGTAATAACCTAATGTAGAATATATTAAACTCCTAATTACTTCAATATATGATTTATCACGAAATATTGCAGATATAGATTGATTAAACCAATTCTTTTTCGTGAGATTCCCTTTGTATAGGGATTGTTGATATTGCCCAATACCTCTCAAACCACTTAAAATAGGTTTATATGCTTTTAACTGTTTTTTTGTAGGTTTGGTGGCAGAAACTTTGCTTAATGTAATTAAATGCCTTAATAACTTGTATAATTTAACATTAGTTACAATTGCCTCAAATTTATCAATATATCTTCTGCTCCAATCTTGACATTGATATGTATACTCTCCTTTGTCTTCATCATAATCAACATCAAGAATAACACCTGAAAAGTTCTCATGATACTTTGAAGAAATTAAAATTGCATATTGTCCAGTTGTAAGGTCTATGTAATGATTAGTTGTGAATGTTGCAGTTTTTACACGAAAATCAGATTCTTTAATATCATATTTGATATAAGGCATTATCTGTCCCTTTTTCCAATCATTCATAATGCTCAATGAAGATGCATTTTCTAATCTTGCAATTATTATTGTTCCGTAATTCATCAGATATCTCCTTATACTGAATATAATGCTTTAAATGTTGCTTTATCTACTTTTCCAGTTTTTTTCAATTTATATTTCTTTGCATATTTTTTTTGAAATAGTTTCAAAGCAGATACTGTTGTTTTTCCATACCAACCATCAATGTTTTTCTTGTCCTTTAAACAACCTTTATTATACAATATTTTCTGCATATATTCAACACACTTCACAACTTTCTTCCTTTTACTATATTTCAATTGATTATACTTGCATTGATGTTGCAATTTATATTTAGCAGTTTTCTTTGCTTTTGCTTTTGCTTTCGCAATTTGCAATGCTTTTTTCTTTTTATATTTTTTAATTGCTTTTTTAACAACTTTATTATCGTTTTTGAATTTTGCGAATTTATATTCAATATATCGTGTAAATGTTAAATCCCATTCCACATATCCATCATCATAATTCTGTTTTCTTGTTTTATTTTCAGTAATAAGCCATAAATCAGATTTATTTATACCCACTGCTCGTGTAGTAACATAAAAAGGTTCACCTTCACGAATATAATAATCCAACATACTAATAACTGATTTATTTTCATAAAATTCTTTTTTAATCTTTGTATCTGCTTTATAATAAGGTACTCCATCAATAAATTGCTCTCCTTTAGAAGCAACCCAAATATCCTTCACATCAGTTAAGACAGAAGCCATATCCTTTTCATTAATCAAAACAGTGATAGAGAAACTATCTGCCTTACCACTGCTATTATGAAAATGTTTAGCACCATTCGATAATTTAGTTTCAGTAAATTTAACATCAGGATTATATTCAATCCCATCAGAATGAATAACTCTCAAAGGAATCCCTTTTGGAATAGTTTTCATATATTCAGTTGTTCGTGGACAAATAGTCATAAAATTATCAGTCAAATTAAACCACCACCATTATATTGTTCTTCCTGCAGTTTTATTGTTCCATGCTAATTGTTTTTTGATGTAATCAACAATTTTCTGCATTCTTTCATCATCATCAACAACAGTATTTTCAAAGTAGAAATTAATTGTTTGATTTGGTTCGTTTGATTTATTTCGTGATATGGAATCTGCATTTGAAGTTTTAATTTTATCCAGTGATAATGTTGGAGAAAATACTTCAGTTATTTTTGAACCTAATTTTGATACATTCTTGGTTATTCCATATTCCATTGTAGAAGGCACATTTTTGATTCTTTCAAGTTCTCCTTCCATCATATAGAACATATGACCTGGTGAACCAATTCCCAAAGCAGACTTCAAAGCACCTACTATTGATGCTCCTAAATCCCATACTCTTTGAGGTAGACTTGTAACAAAATCAGATACCATACTTGCAATGCGATTAAACTCTTCTTGAATCATTCCTGGTAATTCTCGAATTTTGTTGATGAAATTATTCACCATATTGGTTGCACCTTGAACAAGTCGATTTGCAAAATTTGTTACAAAAGATACTGCATTGGATATGATTGATGTGAATACTGCTGAAATTCTACTTGGTAATGTTACAAAGAAATTTATAACTGCTAATATTGTATTGAGTATGTTCATTCCAAGATTTGCAACATAACTCATAAATGATGCTCCTAATCCAGTTAAGAAAGTCCATACACCTTGTAATGAAGTTATGATTGTGTTATATGCTTCGACAAGATATCCATATATGATTTGTCCAATATTCATTAATGCTTGTCCGAATCCATCAATTGCTTCTCTTACTTGTTCATTATTGAAATAAAGGTATGTTAATACTCCAATTAAAGCGACAATCGCCATAATGACAATTCCAATAGGATTCATACTCATAGCAACATTTAAAGCCCATTGAGCAATAGTTACTGCTCCAGTGATGAATTTATCTGCAATTAACACTACTTTATGAGCAACCCACATAGCAACAGTTTTCAAAGCATTAAAACCTGCAGTTAACACATTTTTACCTAATGTGAGTAATTCTCCTGCAACTATTTTCACTGCATTAAATACTCCACTTCCTAATGTCTTTGCAAAATTTCCAACACTTGTCAATGCTTTTCCTGATGCAGATGCAACATTTGAAAATCCTCCTTTCAATGCAGATAATTTTCCATTGACTCCATTGAAGATTCCTTGTAATCTTTCCCATTTTTGAAAGTTTTGATATAATGTAACCATACTGTTTATAGATAAAGCAGTTGAACCAATTTGTCCTAAAACACCAACAATACTACCTCCAACACTTAAAAATGGTGACAATGACAAAGAAACATCTTCCCACACTGCACCTAATTGTTCTAATGCAGTTTTATGTTCTGCTTCTTCATTTGCCATTTCTTGCAATTTGTCTTTGTACTTACCAGTTTCATCACCTGCACGACTTAATGTTCCAGTTTGCATTCCTAATGATTTTTCCAATTCATTAACATCACCATTGCAATCTTTTAAGACTTTTGCAAGTTCACTTCCCATTTTTCTGCTTTGAACACCTCTTTCAGATAACTTCTGCATAATCAAAGCAACTTGGTCTACATTCATTCCATACTCATTAATGGTAGGTGCTTGTGTCTTTAAAACTTGTCCAAAGGTTTTTGCTCCACCAGTTACATTCGATTGAGCATAAGCAATTGCATTGAAAGAAGATGGAAGGTTATCTGCTTCTACTCCCATACTTCTTAATCCTTGAGTAAGCATTATAACATTACTGTATCCAATATGTGTTGCATCGTTTATTTTATCCATATTGGTTGCAGAGTCACCTAATTGGTTTGCATTAACTCCCATTTGGTTTAATGCTTGTACATATGCCATTGCTTCTTCTTGAGGGAATGTAGCATTACTTATATGGTTAATTAGAGATACCATTTGAGGTTCTGCAACTCCAGTAGCAGTTGCTAATTGTCCTACTGTAATTGATGCTCCTTCCATTGATTGTGCCATTGATTCTGCATTATTTCCGACAGATGATATTTCACTTGCCATATCCATCATAATGGCAGAATCTAACAGTCCAAGATTTGCTCCAAACTGTTCTGTTGACTCGTTTGCTTCATTCATAGAAGTAGTGAAGTCATCAGTACTGGATGTAGTTTCATCGATTGGTGTTGAATCTATGTTATCAATTTCTTCTTGTAATCTTTCTGCTTCATCTCTTGCTTCTGCTAAATCATCTGCAAGAATATCTGCTTGAATATCATCTCCATTGATTTCTGCTTCCATTAATGCATCTTCTAATCGTTCAACTTCATCTGTTGCATTTTGAAATGCTTCTTCCAATGCTTGTTTTGTTGATTCGGCTTCTTCTTTTGTTTGTTGTAATGCATCTTTCACTGAAGTGATTCCATCTGTATCAGATGTTGTTTTTACTTCTATTTCGTATGTTTTATCTGCCATAAATTTCCTCCACTATTTTAAATTACTACAAATGGTTCGTTCTTTGTTTTCCATTGTAATAATTCATCAATAATAATTCTTGTTGCGATTTTCTGCAAAGGAGTCATTGAAGAAAGGTTTCCACCATTGACACGATATCCAAACAGATGTGCTTCAGTTATATGTCGCAGTTCTGATTCTTCCTTTAAACTTAAAACCCCAATAATTCCTTTGTTAATTCATATTGTTCTTGTCTGTTTTCTTTTACTCCACTAATGTCTGCAATTTGTAAATAAATCTCATTAGCAACTCCAATTGGCATTTTTGTGATTAATTCGTATGGTAATGGTTCTCCATTATCATTTAACAAACCTTTTTCAAGAATCTTTGGAATAAATTCTTTTTTATTTTTGATTGCATAATTTTGAGCATATTCCCATTCAGGTGCAGTTAAAGGTCTGATTATTGCAGATGCTTTTTTGATTCCATTTTTAGTTGGGAAATCAAATTTAATAGGTATTTGTAATTCTGAACCTTCTGTGATTAATGATTCAAGTGTGAATGATTCGTTTAATTGTTCAATTTCTTCTTGTTGTAATTGTTCTGTTTTGTTCATTGTATTTGCCTCCAATTATAAAATAATTCTGATAATTATACTTCGGTTTAAATTTCGTATTATGATATGAAAAAAAATTCAAAAAAAATAGAACGAAAAAAAAGGAAAAAAATTATTTTTCCATTTCTAATCGTTCGGATATTCTCTTTTTCTTGAGGATGCTTTTAATTTAATGGTTTCACTGGTTAAATCCTCTGCTTTCAATTCGTAATCATTACCATCAAGCAAACATCCAAAGAAATTATCTTTAACTGTATATGTTTCAGTTTGAGTATGAATTTTCTCAATAATAGTAACCATTTTCGGTTTTGACAACATTGAATCTAACAATTGAGATAATTCTTGATGTTTGATTTTATCATCGTATCTAACTTTGGATAATTCAATACTCCAAGCAACATTGTCCATCCCTTGAGTTATAGCACCATCAAAAGTATTTGTTGTGCTTGAATTTGTTTCAGGTGATGCTTTCACAGATGTTGCATACATCACAGTTATTCCATCAATCAAAACCTTTTTATCAGGTTCTTTATCTACCATCTTAAATCACCTCGATTTTCACATAGACATCTATTTCAGTAATTAATCCTGCAAAGACTAAACTATCAATGTAAATATCAACACAATTCACATCTTTTTTCTGTACAGTGTAATTAATGTCTTCAAGCAAATCAAGTGTGTTTACACACATTTCTTTGATTCTGTCTAATTCTTGTTTAATCTCATCAAGTGTTGCTTCACGATTCTTTTCGCCTAAAAATTGATGTAAACTCATTTCTTTTACAATGTAATCTCTTGTACGATTAATATACAAATCTAATCCATTTGGTAATTCAGAATTCATAACAATGTATGTTCCTTCACTACGATTTGCACATTTCACAGTTAATATTCCTGCTTCAAGTAATGTTTTTCCATCACCACCAGTCTCGAATGATAGTTCAGGTGAAACACCAGTCACATTTTTAATTGCTTTGTATGTCATAGTGTTTCCAACATTCATTCCTGCAATTAATCCAGTATAATAAGCAGTTGATTCTAAAACAGATAATGTTTCACCATCAACAGTAAAAGATTGAGTATTTAATCCATAACACCAATCATTAACTAATCCTGCACTTGTAACATTTGCAGATACAGATGCACCAGTTAATGCTCCGATATATCCACAAGGATATTTCAATTCAAAGCACTCTTGTACATAAGCATTTATGATTGGAATAAAAGTATCAGTTAAAGGTTCTGCGATAAATAATATATCCCATTCCTCTCCTTTGATTTTTGCTAATGCTTCTGCAAGATTTGTTGTGGTAATTGTTTTACTTCTTGTTCCTTCTGATTCAGTAGTGATATTCACTGCTAATAATGATTCTGCTCCACCTTTAAACAAGTATGGGACAACTGCACAACCATTGTAAGTATCATCAGTTCCAAATGTTTGTTGTGCTTCTCCAACAGTGTTGAATAATTGAGGTGAAGTTTCTAATGAATCGAAAGCACCAACAATTGCTATTTTACCAGACATTCCTGGTCGATTAATTAATTGAGTTTTCTTTAAATAAAATTTGACTTTTGGTATTTGAGCAGTCATAATTGTAACTCCTTAAACTTTTTTAATTCTTTTTCAAAATCTTTTTTTGTTTTGATTTTGATTTTATTATTATCAATATAAGATTTAAAACCTTCAATTAACATATTAGGTAATTCTAATCCCATTAATGCTTCTTCAAGGTTAAATGGTTCTTTTGTTTCTTTTTTTGTCATTCTTCAATCACATCCATTTCTTCGGTCAATATCTGACAGATTTTCCTTCTTTCTTCTGTAATATCAAATGTATCAACATCAGTGTTTACACGAAACATGATATGTCCTCGTGTTAATACAAAATCATTTGTATATTCAGGTGTAACTCTTTCAACGATTGGTTTTGAAGCAAAGGAACTTTGATTCTCCATTACCAATCGGACAATTTCTCTTGCAACAATTTTGATGATGTTGATTGCTTTTCTGTAATCACGATTTTTTGTAACAACTAACACTTCAACCCTATCAATGAATGATTGTCCATCAAAACTAATTGTATTTGCTTCAGAATCAACACTTGCCACAAATATACTGTTTGATTCCTCTGCAACTCTTGATGATGGATAATTGATTTTAAAGTGTTGTAATAATTCATTATTATCAGATTTTGCATCCAACAATATGTTTAAAATAATTTCATCAGTAGATAACATAATACTCATCAACTCAAATTGTCTATTTTTTCACAAACACTACGAAATACTCCAAACCCTTCACTTTCGATTAAACCTACAATTCGTTCATAAGCAGGTTCAACAAAAGGTTTTGGTTCTTGATGTACATAAGGTGCAAAAATAATTTCTCCAGTGATTAATTGAAATTTTAACATTTTTGCAGTAACTGGAAAGATATCTGCTCCATATTCAACTGACATTGGATAAATATGATTTATTCTTGTTCCTATTAACCATCCTTCTCCTTCTTCTTCTTTGTATATACTTGAACCAAGTATTCCTTGCGAATAAGGATGCTTACCAGTATCCAATATTTCTGTTTGCTCCATACTGATTATTTTACTTGCAGTTATATCCAATCCTTGTTCTGTGCCTTCTTCAATAGCAGTTTTCAATGCTTCTGCTTCTTGAATTGCACCTTCAAAGATATCTGCAAAATCTGAATCAGAATTACATTCTTCAATGAGATTATCTAATTCAGATACATCAGTTGTAGCACCAACGAATATATCCAGTTCTTCCCATGCTCCCATATTCAATACACCATCATTTTATAGTATTTGAAAGGTTTTAACATTTCTTTTGCTTGTATTACTAATTTATCACCATATCCAAAAGGTGTTGTGTCATCTTCATTGTTATTTACTCGTACATTGTATTTTTGCCAAATTTTTCCTGCAGTCCACATCTGAATCGCATCAACCACAATTGGATTTGGAACTTCAATTTCTGTTTCTTCTTCAATCACTTTGATTGTGGGTAATTTTTCACGATTCATAAATGATAAGGCATAACTTAATGTGACTTGATACATTGTACAAATTTCTTCTGATGAAATTTTTTTATCATAATCTAAATCAGATACTTGTGTTTCAGATTCAACAATGTAACCTTGAAGGTGTGACAATACTGCATCGATTATATCAGAATCTTGCATATGTATCAATCCTCCTTCAAAAAAGTAATAATAAATGTAGATGTAACTCTACATTTCTATATGATTTTGCTATCCCTCACCTTGAGTAGCAGTCAAAGATATTGTGAAACTTGTATGAGTACTATCAACAGTAATAGTTGTGGTTTCATCAACAAATCCTTCTGCAGTCACAGTTACTGAAATTTCACCATCTTCAATATCACTGAAACTACATCCCCCTGCACTACCAGTAGTTTTACTATCTGAACCAATTGTTACTGTTGCACCTTGAATAGCATCTGTTCCATCATTGATTGTGAATGAAATTGTTCTTGTAGTTTCTTCCTCTACAACATTGTCATCAGGATTATCCTGACCCATTGGGAGTTGGTACTTCTGCACAAAGCACATCTTTATCATACAAGATTAATACATCGAACCATACATCAACAGAAGATAAATATGCTTTTTTCTCATGTTCGTAACTGTTTTCAGAAGTAATATCTTCAAGAAATCCATATACAATAGAATCAGGATTAGCAAGGATAATGTGTTCATTGTAACTGTTTTTAGGATTATCAAGAACATCTGCTACAACAACTGGTACTCCCCAAATGAACAATTGCTCACCATTGAAGTATATTTTATCTCCTTCTTCAGTTTGTCTTGTATCTGCTTCTTCCATGAGTCTTCCTTCCATAATTGAAGATACATAGAATTTCGCATTAGTTCTGTTACCTTTTTGCAATGCATATTGAGATAACATCTTTTTCAATTGAGATACGATTTTTGAAGTAGTATCAATATCTGTAAACATTCCCATAGGTGTTTGAGGATTACTTGCAACATGACTATCATAATAGTCTTTAATATCTGCACATTGTTGTAATAATCCATTTACATGGTCAAATCCACTTTTAGTTGGAGATACTGCTTTTTTAATTCCATAAATGGAAATTTGTTCTGCAGAGTAACCTACTCTTTCTGCTAACATTTGCTCCATATGAGGAAGGAATGTTGCTTTCTCAATATTAGCAATTAAGAAATTTTTTGCAGTGTAACTGAATGCAGAGAATGGTTCTGCAACTAATTTAGTTCTACTGAATTGAGGTACAGTTTCATCAAGTGAAGTGTAATCATCAGTTAATTGAGAACCTGCATTTGCACCACTTAATTGTTTCATAGATTGTAAATCAACATCCATTCTCATATAAGAGATATCATGCTCAATAGATTCCATAGTGATGAATCTTGCATCGTTCATTATTGAAGGTCTGTTTTCAACTAATTCTAAAAAGGAATCTGCTTCAGTTTGTTGTTTCCAACCAGGATTCCATGCTCCTGCACTACCAGGATTACTATCCCATTTCAATACGAATGGTTTTCCATTTATAATGTCATCTTGGGTAATTATATTAGACATAAATTATCAACTCGCTATTTTTTATTATTAATTAATGTAAATTAGATTTTTATTTTTCTTCCGAAAGAATCTCTGCCAGTCTTTTGGTAGAAGGTTTTTTCTTGTGAAGTTATTTGATTTTCAACCATTGAGGTTTCTCTTTTATCAATGTGAGCATCATCTTCTTCTTCTTTTTCTTCTTTTTTATCTTCTTCTTCGGAAGTTTCTTCTTTTTCGATTTCTGCATCATCTTCTTCTTCTTTTTTATCTTCTGATGCAGTTTCAGTTTCTTCTTCAGATTTGTCTTCTTCTGCTTTTTCAATTTCTTCTTCTTCATCAACTTCTTCGGTTTTGTTGATGCCTTCAAGAATTGCATTGTTTTGTTCGATTATCTGATTATTTTGTTCGATGATAGAATCAATTTTTTCAAACAATGCAGATACAGTTTCATCAGTAGAAGATTCTGCATTAGCAGTTTCTTCTGCTTGATTATCATTTTCAGATTTATTTATTCCAAATAAATCTTTTACTTTTTCCAAAGCAGAGATTGAAATCATTTCTTCTTTATTTTCAGTCATTTCTTCAACATCCTTTTCGTTTTTGTTGATGTATGCATCGTATGTCATCACTTCAAAATCGTATTGATTTGCAGGTTTGTCTACAAAACTGATAAATAAAGGAATAACTTCTTCAATGTCTTTAATATCATTGTAAGTCAAGGATTTATTAATAAACCAATATTTCGGAGTATATGCTTTATCTGAAACACTGCCAAGACTAAATCCTTTGAGTTTTCCTTCTTTTATGCATTGAACAATTTTTTCATTAGTGACTTTTAATGTTGCTAACCAAGAACCTTCAGGTGCGATTCTTCCATTAATGATGGTATCAACTTCTGAAATCCAACTTGCAAACACTTCAACACCAAAATTTTTAATGTTTGTATGCATTGTATCTGTATCTCGTTGATACTTCATGAAAATAGTTTTAATGTCTTTTTTAGTTAAAACATCACCATCACTGTCGGCAACACCATTTGCGATGATTACACCATTAACAATCAATGCTTCTGTTATTTTAAGCAACTCCTAATCTGTTTATTCTTTTTGTTTTTAGTGTAGTCATGGTTTGAGGATTTAAACCTCATTCGGATGCCAAAGAGTTTGACATCTTCTTCTGAACCATGATTTCTGATAAATTAAAAATATTCTATGTCACATACACATCCTGCAACATTCTCAAAACTTCCATCCAAATCTCTTGGATATAACATTTGGTCTACAACTCCACTGTTTTCATCTTCTACTTGAAATGATTCTTCAAAAGGAATTACTGGATAATTTCCCATTTCAGTATGTCTTGATGTTTTTCCATCGTGAGTATGAATCCATCTTTTTTGTGTGAATGGTTTTTCTTTTCCTTGTTCTTCTGCTTCATCGTTCATTGCAACTGCTTCTTCCCAGTCACTTGCAGATTGTGATTGTCGAATTAGGTTCTCACTTAACACATCCAAGTCACGATAATTATATTCAGAAGGTATGTTAAATCCTTCTTTTGTGTTGATTGCTTCTCTTTGCTTTGCCACATCTTCAAGTATTTTATTTCGATTTGCTACACTACGATTTTTTTGTGCATCAAGCATTCTATGATAATCATTTAAAGGCATTTTCACTTGATTCAAAACTTTCTCCACATAATCAACATTCTTCGCAACTCTTTCAACTTGAGATTCAACAATACGATTTAAATCCTTTTCTGCTTTGTTACGAATCAACATTTTATTAAATGCTTTATCTGATGTGTATTTACTGTTTATTATCTTCTGATAATTTTTATAAACAGTTGGTTTATTCAATACTGATAAATCTGCCCATAACATTGCAGTTGAAGGTTTATTAGGATTGTTATTATCTACACTTGCAACATATTCATCAATAATCCAATTGTTATATTGTTGAATACTGTATGCAGTTTTTTTTGCAATCCTTTCCTGATTCTTTGATTTATTAATTCTCCAAGTATGCAATTAAATCCCTCACATCATCAAAAGAATTTAAATCATCAGTATTAGGTTCAATACCTAATAAATTACCATTATAATATCTATCTGCGAATAATGGATTGTTTTCATCAACTTGCATTTCAAAATGAGGATATATTATACTGATAGCATTGATACATTGCCCTAATGTTAAAACTCCATTGTTAAATAGTTTAAGAATCATATCAACTTCTAATTCTTTTTTATCACTGAAAATTGGAGTTTTAATATTTACAATTCCATCGTAATTGAAATATTTCTTGTTAAATTTATTAATCTGTATTTCAAATGGCATTTGCTCATTTTCCAATGATTTCGTATACACTTCATAAATAACATCTGATTTATTAGAATTCATTGATTCTTTTTCAGATGCATTCATCATACGAATCTTTGGAATACTGAAACATGATAATACATCATCATCACAGTTCTCTGCAAGTTTTGAAAGATAATCATAATTCTGCTCACTAATCGGAATATATTGAACATTAAAAGGAATATCTGTATTAAATGATTGCAGTTCCAATGTCATAATTCCAGTTCCTGCATCATTCATTTGTTCTTCCAAAGTATCATCAATAGATTCTTCTCCTTGAACATTTGGAGGTCTTACAACTGTTAAAATTCCACTCAAAAGATTACCTTCATTAATTTTCTTCGCATTCAATTCATCAAGACTTACTTTTGCAGATATACTATTGAATGCAGGTAACCAATAAGGTACATCATAGAATTCACTTGTTTTACCTCCACCTAACCATAAACAGATTGGTAAGTCATCATCTTCCTCTGTGTAATTGTATCTGCTCAATCGCATTTTCACATCTTCTTTTCCAACCACTTGTTGAATAGCATAATAAGATGATACAATTTCACCATTCTCATCAGGGTTTCTTTCTTCATGAATGAAAACAGTTTTCGCAGGAATTTGATATAATTTTTTAGGTAATCCAGTTTTTTTATCAATTATTATTTCAGATACACCAAAACCATAACTGTAAAACTCTTGGATTTGTTTATACAATTCATTGATATTGTTTTTCCAAAATTCAAGGATTTGTTTTTCAATTTCACTATCCTCTGCATTCACAAATGAAAATTCGTTAAGAATTATATCTTGAGAAAGTATTCTGATTGACTTGTCCAATTTATTGTTTTGTAAGATTAATGATTCTGCAATACTTACTGGAACAACTGGGTCAATCCTTAATTTGTAATGTCCATCTTCTTTTTGAGTAGTAGGTGTTAATTCTGATTGTATTTGTCTTTTTGCTATGTCAAGACTACTATTCAATAATGGGTATTCGATTTTCATAGTGTACTTCTCAATTTGTGTTTTATTTTCTTTTGAAGAAGGAAAAAAAGTCACTGTTTATATTTTTTTCATATTTTGGGAATTATTGTAGCATATATTTGAAATTTCGGAGGCATAGTGAAAATAATTGAAATTCGTAGAGTGTATTTGAAAAGAAAAACTTTTTTTGTAGTAGTGATATATATGATTTATTTTTTTTTTGCAATCTGTTTTTCGTGTTTGATTTATACGAAAAAAATATTTTCACATTTTTCTCCTTCTTCAATATATACTCTAATCAGTATAGTGTTGTTAATGGTGAATATATTGATTAGAAAAAAAAGTAAGTTATCAGAATGAATTTATGATGAATGCAATAATATCCATTGAGAATTTTGCTCATTCAAAGGATGTGATATTATTTTTAAGTTTGTGGATTAGTATATTTGTTATTAGATAGTGATTTTCGCAATCAAGAAAAAATTTGTATAAACTCTTTCAATTGAATTTTCGCAGTATATTCTCTATAATAGATTTATCCATTCATCATATCTTCATATATTAATATATGTCACTATTATTATTTATAATTGAATTCAAGAATAAAATTATAATGTTGTAATGAAACTCGCCATCTCCTGCCAAGCATATCCCAAAGCATCCACATCATCAGGAGATTTTTGTTTTTTCATTAAATCCTTATCTGGAGAAATTGTCATAAACTGGTCAAACAATCCATCCTTTGCTTCAAACACTGATTTGAGATGTGAACTGAATTTCAATCTCCCATTCCTTATTGCTTGTGCAATCGGTCTTGCTCTGTTAAATTTTGATTTAACTGGAGATATTCCTTTCACGATAAATCCATATCTGTGTTGTGCTTGTCGCAGTATATCATCTCTCCAATATCTCATACTGTATGTTGAATCACTACCTGGTTCTAATTCAATTCCAATGATGTACAATTGATTATCTTTTGCATTCTTTTCAACGAATCTTTCAACTTCTGCTTCAGGTGTGCTTGTTGGATTTCGCATTATATCATTAATAACTACTGTTCCATTATCTAAACAGATTAGGTTATAGATTACTGTGTAATCTCGTCCAGTTGATGCTAAATCCATTCCTTCTGTGCAGAATATTATTTCTCTTGTGTTGTAATCTTCAATGTTGATGTATGCTTTTTGTAATGTGTCAATGTCGATTAAATCTCCTGCAGTTGCTCGGTAATGCCAGTTTCCAAACATTTGATATTGTTGGTCTATGTAGTCAAGTTCCTTTAGTGATGCCTCATATGTTTCTGTATCAATGAAAGGATTATCTCGATAACACATATCGATGTAGGGTAAATCTCCATCAATGTATTTTTCAACAAGGTATTCTGTACTGTCACCACCAGGATTACTTGCATTTATAAATCGTAAAGGTATCAAATCATCATGTTTTTTTCTTAAACTACGATATAAGAATCTTAATGTTGATTCATTTAATTCTGATGCTTCATCATTCAATATTGTATGATATGATTCTCCTTTTACATCTTGTTTATGTGTTTCGTTGTCGAATGCTTTGAAATGTATTTCTGCTCCGGATGGTGCAGTAACTTTGATGAGTTTTGATTCAGTTGACTTTAAACCATCGATGGATTTGAGCATATCAAATACACTTCCAGTTCCCACAAGTTCACGATATTTCTTTCGTGTAACAAGACATCTATATTGAGGAAATTCCATATATTGCAATGCTAAAGCAGATAACAATTTAGTTTTACCTCCTCCACCTGCTCCACCGGTAAGCATTTCATTAATGCCTTCTCTATTGTGACAACTGGTTAATGCTCCTAACTGTTGTTTATCATACAATTCAAAATCAATGTAAGGATTTTCAAAAATTGTATAGTAATAATTCGCATAATCCCAATTGTTAAATTCAACCAATTAATCATACTCCATTTCATTCATTCGTTTTTGCATTTGTTCTATCTTCTCAAATTTATTCTCACTTGTGATTTCCTGCTGAACATCAGCATCAACATTTGCATCTACTTTTGTTCTACCTTCATTCACAATTTCATTGAGTGATGCAGTTTCATTTCTGATTGCTTCACTATTTTTTGATGCTCCATAAATCTTCTGATTAGTTGCCATTTCATCATCATTCATTAATTGCTTAAACAAATCATCTTGAAACTTCATTCGTTCCTTTTGAGCATCAATCCTATCCTCACGAATCTGTTTAATTTTCTCTGCAATCTCCTTATCATGTAAATGTTGCATATACTCATCATATGCTTTACTTCTCATCATCCATTTCCAAGCAGATGAATACTCTGACAATGTTTTATAAGAAGGTATTCTTGTCCTTCCTTGTCTTGACAATTTCCTTGATAACTCTTTATGGAAACCTACCAATGTTCGTGGAGTTGGCATTTTAATGAACTCTTGGAAGTATTTCCATGAAGCACCTTTTTCTTCTCCATATTTTTCATCATGATATGGTTCTGTCCACAGTGTTGTTTCAGTTTCCATATTGTTTTTTCCTCCTTATTTGAAGTAATTGAAGTATATTTGTATTATCACTAATATTATTCCTAATACTCCCATTTTTAAATTTGTATCCTCTCTGTTTTGTTTTTGCATTTCTTTTATCACTTTTTGTTCTGTTTCTATTGCAATTAATCTGTTATTTAATTTGTCATCATCATTGTTGCTTTTGATGATTAGTTTGTTAATGCAGTTTTTGATTTCATCGATTTTGATTTCCATTCGATTATTGTCTTGTTTGATTTCCTCAAGTTTTTCTTTTTTGTAGTTTAGTTCTGCATTTAATCGTTCAATTATTCTGCTTTGGTTTTGTATTTGTTCTTCGTGTATGCAAGTGTATTCTTTAGAGTCCATCGTTCTCATCTTCGTTTGTTATATATTCATCGTTGAGTATTTGTTGTTCTGTTTGTATGGTGTTTGTTGTAGTTTCCCCATTGTTGAAGAATGTGTTGTGGTTTTTTGCATTGATGTATGCGAAGATTGTGAATACTGTGAATGTTATTATTTCTGTGAGTACTGTTTGGTTTATTCCTAATTGGAGTAGTGTTGCTCCATATTTTCCGAATATTATTCCTGCTATTGCTATTATGATTGTGTTTAGGATTGTTGTTGAGTTTCCAATTATGTTGTTGTTTTTTTCCATTTTTATCATCTTCTTTTTTTTCGTTTGTTGTTTTTTGTGTAGTCAGAGATTGTTTTGTGTTTTTTTCCTGCAGTGTATGGATATGAGGTTATTATTATTAGTCCACATTTTTTGCAGTAGGTTTCTGCTTTGTGTGGGTCTGTTTCGTAGTTTCGGTGTTGGCATTGTGGACATTTGATTGTTATGTTTGTGTTTGTGCAGGTCATTGTCAAATTCTCTTCAATATATACTCTAATCAGTTTGATTTGATTATATTATTTTATTTTGCTTTTGAGTCCGATTGCTTTCATGCCTTTTCGTATTTTTTCTTGTTCTTTTTTGAAGTCTTTGTCTGCTTTTCCATGTAGGTTTGCTCCTTTGCTTCCTAATTGGTTTTTTTGTCTTTCTGTTAGTGTGTCTTTGTATCTGTTGTAGTAGTTTCTGTTGTTTTCTCTGTTTTGTTCTTCTCGTGCATATTTTCTGCATTTTGTTGAGCAGTATTTTTTGTTTTTTGTTGATTTTGTGAAAATCCTACCACACCATCTACATTTTGGGAGATATTCGAAGCATTTTTTCACGATGTTTTCAAATACTTCATCGATGTTGTTAGGAGAATATTTTACTTTTGTGATGTTGTCTTTTTCTTGTAGCATTCTTTGATATTTTGGTATGATGTCTTTGGTGTTTGTGTAGTCTTGTTTTTGTAGGATTTTTTCAGATTCTATGATGATGTATAAATCCATTTCAGGCACATATTTGTTGATGTTTTTGATGAATTCATTGTTCACTTTTTCATCTGTATTATAGGCATAACTGGATAATATGCTTCTATCCCATATTACGATGTCAATATTATTGAAATCGTTTTCATAGTATGTGATGCTTCTATCTACTGCCATTAGTAATGCTATTTGGTCATTTGATAATTGTTTGTTTTGTAGTATGTAAATTATTTCGTTTTGTGAAGGTTGTTGGAGGTATGCTACTTTGTAATTCTTTTTGTGAAAGAATTTTGCTAATTTGATGGCATTTGTTGTTTTTCCAACTCCATCAACTCCTTCTAATGCTATGTGTAATGTCATGTTTATCGTTTTCCTCCATGTCCTTGAGAGTATGCATATTCTCGTAGTTCTTTATACCATGCTTGGTTGTAGAATCTGTTGTGGTGTCTTTGTAGTACTTTTTGAACTGCATTGGATAGTGTTTCTCCTTTGTCCAAGTATGGTTTGCATTTTTCAAATAGTTGTTTTGTTTCGTTTTCTCTTTCTTGTGTATTTTGACTTATTACTGTTATTGTCATTTTATATCACATCAATTTTGTTTGTTGTAAATCGATTCTTTTTGTACATATATCATAGTATTTTTGTACTTTTTCGATTCCAATGAATTTCCGATTAGTTTCTCTACAAGCAACACCAGTTGTTCCACCACCCATAAAACAGTCAAGTATTATATCTTCTTCATTACTCCAAGAAATAATATGGTCAATTGCTAATTGCATTGGCATTATTGCAGGATGTTCAAATGCTAATTTGCATTTTGAGGAATTTCCATATCCAGTATTATATTCCCATACATTAAATCGAACTCCATATTTCTTTGTATGAGAACCTTTTTTAGCACCATTTGATTTTCTAATTGAACCATCTGCTTGTCTTTCTGTACTTGTAATTTTTTTACCTTGTGTTTTATTCAACCTATCATTTAATAGATTAACTGTTTTTGGTTTTCCTTTTGATAAAACAAACATATATTCAAAATTAGGATAATATCTTGTAGTTTCTGGATAAACTAATCCTTTTTTCTTGTATATCATTGTATCGTGTAGGTTGAATCCTATTTCTTTGAAGTATAATGCTTGTTTGAAACTTGTTCCAGTTTCTGAACCATCAATTGTTGCATCGTTAACTATCCATACTACGATTCCTCCATTTGATGTTATTTGATATAGTAAATTTGCTACTTCTTTGAATACTTCAAAATTCCATTCTAATTCAGATTCGTAGGTTCGGAGATTATCATATGGTGGTGATGTTACTGTTAAATCTAATTGGATTCCTTCTTGGATTAATTTTGGAATTTCTGTTCTACAATCTCCATGAATTAATTTGAATTGTTCTTTCATGTTTTTATTCAACTCCGAAAATTATCTATATCATCATCGTAATAAATTAAACTACCAGTTACTCCTTTTTGTCCTTGATATTTGTTTCCTGCTTCACCATAGATTCTGTTTGGAATTGTATCTATTTCTTCAAAAACTATTTGGCAGATTCTCATTCCTTCATAAAGCATTATTGTGTTATGTGAAAGGTTTGCGATTTCTAATGTGATTTGTCCTTCAAATCCACAGTCGATGAATCCTGCAGTTATATGGACTGTGACTCCTAATCTTCCAATACTACTTCTTCCTTCCACTCTTGCAATGATATTTGGTGGTAATTCTATTTTTTCAATAGTTGTTGCAAGTATGAATGATTTTGGTGGTAATTGTAGAACATTGCATCGTATATGTTCATAATTTGGTGATTTGTTTTTTGTGTCAATGATTTCATCAACTCTTGGTAATAAGAATTCATTTCCTAATCGTAAGTCGATTGATGCAGGTTGTATTTGTTCAAAGGTTGGTGAGGGTGTGATTTTGATTTCTTGGTTTTTGATTTTTGCTTGTATTGTTTTATCAGATAATATCATAGTACATCTTCCATATTGTTTTTCAGTTATTTTTTTTGTTTTTTTTTTGGGAAGATGTAGAAAAAATAAGTAATCATGAAAATGGGAAAGGTAAATTTTTTTTGGAAAAAAAGGTACAATTTTAGTTTTTTTTTTTGGTCGGATTTTGTTAGTTCTGCATACAATTTTTTCCTTTTTGTTTTACCTTTCTATATAATATGTTTAGGTGATGGTAGTATTTATAATTGAAAATCAGTATTAAATTATATTGCTCAAATGAAGATTGATTAGCAATCCTCATCAGTTATGTCTTTTAAACAACAGATTTTTTGTAAATCTGATGTTTTAAATTCGATATCATTTTTCTGCAAGTAATTGCGAAGACAAGCAAAGAAGTAATGTCTAAATGCTTTAAACCCTTTCTTCAATGAGAAATTCCAACCATATGCAATTTTGTTTGCAGGTTTGTAAGGTTTTTTAATACCAAAATATGCATTAATCATTTCACATAATTCTTTGAATTCAAAGAATCCATCGAAGTATGTTTCATCGCAATGCATCCACAAGTGTTTTACCTTCTGATTCATATCATAAATGGATACTCGTGTGGTTCTACCGACTTGATATTTCATAATATGATTAATTTTATCATATTCCTCCTCTAATAAGGAGTACATTTTTTTACATCTTTCAGGTTTGAGATTGTTCCTGATGTCAACTTCTTTGAACTGTAACTCATGTTCAAGTTGCTTATGGTAGTCCCTCAATGTTTTCCAATCATCTTTATTTAATTTGCAAAAATGATTTTCATTATTCAATTTTTTGATGATATGAGGTATTTCCTCATAGTTTATTAAATCAAAATATTCATCGAATCCCATTTCTTCATCATCATCATCTTCATCGTTTTGAGATGGAGAAGGGATGAAAGAATTATTAAATCTTTCATCTTCAGTTAGCACAAGAACTACATCAGGATTTGATGTAAGTTCGTAACAGATTTCAGCACCATATTCGTTTAATCCTTTAACATACCATTCTCTGATATGTTCTTCGGATATGTCGAATGCTTTGCATAAAGTAGATATCCTTGTTATATCAATCCAATCAACATCCATTTCAGCAGAATTTAAGTAACTGCCGATTACTTCAATAATTTCACTTTTTTTGATTTTATCCATTTCAATGAGATATGCTCCACGAATTTTACCACATTCGCAGTTCATTATGATGCTTTTTACTTCTTCAGTGTCGATTTCAAGTTTGTTTAATTTTGTTTCAAATTTCATAGGTATCAACTCACTTTTTGTTAATTATAGATTGTACTTGTGAGTATATAAAGGTTTGCTTTTTTGACACTAAATTTGTAAAAAAAAGAAGAAAATAAAAAAATTAATCTGTTACTGTATCATCTTCTTTTATGTAATTTAAGATTTTATCTGCAGTTTTATTTCCAACACCATTCACAGATAATAGTAAATCTTTATTTAATTTTAATAAATCACTTAATGTAAATAATGATAGTTCTGCAGTGATATTTTCTGCAGTTGTGATTCCGATTCCTTTGCAACAGTTGATAAGGTAATTTTGTGCAGAATTGTCATTTATTTTTTTTAAGGATTTTTGTATTGTTTTATTGTCAAAACATTTTTTTGCTTGTTTTTCCATTAGTTCAAAGCAAGTTGATGTGTTGTGTGCAGTTATTACTGTTGTGTATGTGTTTAATCTTGCTATTGCTCCATAGAATTGTGATTTTGTGAAACTTATTTTTTTGGAATACCATAAGTTTTCTGATAGTTCTTTTCGTAGTTGTTCTGTGTATTCTATGACTATGAAATGATAATCAAAATGTTTTGTTTGTTCTATTGCTTGATTGAATATTCTGTTTTCGGTTACTGATGTGATGAAGTCACTGCAGGTTTTGTATTCAAATGCACAAGTTTTTTCAGTGTTTTCATCTTTGAATACATAATCTCCATATAGCATACTTTCAACAGATACTGTGTTGTTTTTTCCAAAAAAGAATAATGATGGTTTTATTCTTCGTTTTTCATTAGCATCGATTGTTACTATCAATTTTAACACCTAATTGTTTGAGTATATTGTATTCTTCTTCATCAAGTTTCATTATTTTTTTGGATAAATCATATTGTTCTTGAGGTTCTTTTGTTTTTTTCAATTGCTTTTTGTATATCTTTTTTTGCCTTCTTATTATTGCTAATTTTTCGTTTAATTGATTCATAGTTTTTTTCCACCTTATTGTGTTTATATCATGCTTTTCTGTATGATGTTGTCAAATCCTTCTGATAATATTTGGAGATGTATATCATTATTTTCTTCTGCAACTTTGCTAATTTCATATGATATACACAAACTTGCTTCTAATAATTGCAGGTAGTTATGGAACAACTTGTTAAATTCTTCATTCTTTTTTTCATTTCCTGCAGTCAATAATGAGTACATATCTTCTTGATTATTTTCAGTTATCTCTTTCATAGTTTTTTCCTCATTCTTTCAAATTCTTCATAATCTTCTGTGAAAATCAAGTGAATGCCATCTTCATGTATGTTTAAAACATAAGCAAAGAAAAACATTGGATTTTTGATTCCTTGTCCTTGTATTACTGATGATTTTGGATATATGATTGCTTCGTGCATTCCTTTTGGATTTTCAAAGGTTACTCTTACTATTTCATTTATATTGAATTTTTCTTTTAGGCATCGTGTGATATAGTAGGCATATTCTTCTAATGTTTGTAAACATTTCATATGTGTTGTGTTTAGTTGATATATCATTTGATTTAATGTGTTTCCATTCATAATCAATCAATCCTTTTTTTTATTCTAATTCTAATTCTTGTAAAATTGTTTCCAAGATTCTTTTTTAACTTATCCACTTGTTTAAAGTATCATAGGATAATCTATTAATGGTATAATCTACTTGTGCTTTACTGATTTCAGAACCTACATAATTTAATCCTTGAATTTTACAAGCATTAGCAGTTGTGCCAGTTCCCATAAAACAATCATATACAATGCTATTTTTATTAACATAGATATTAAATAATTTTAAAACTAACTCTGTACTGAATGTTGCTTTATTTAATTTACAAACACTGTCATTATTATCTGCTTCAATAAAATTAAATATACTGTGGTAATAAGTCTGTCCATTCTTACCAATTTTACTAACTTGTTTATTAGTGTGGAATGTTCTAAATTCATTTTTCCTGCAAAATATAAAGATATACTCGCATAATCTAATTAACTTATTATTTGATGCTCCATTTGTAATTGCATTCTTTTTTTTCCAAATGATGTTATCTGCAATAGTAAATGATGTATGTTCAATAATATTATAAATCACTCTCCACATCAGTTCAGGATTTTCATTTGAATAACTTAAATTGTATATAACAACTTTATTCTCCGATAATATTTTATCAAAATAATCAAACAATTTTAAAGTCCATTCAATGTATTCTTCATCAGTTTTATCTTCCATATAAACATCATATCTACCATATCCTTCATCTCTTGCTTTTTGACTATTATAAATTGAACCTTTTCGTACAGTATTGTATGGAGGACTTGTTAAAATACAATCAACTTTAAATTTGTCCTTAATCATATTATTCATTGTTATAAAACAATCTTCACAAAAGATATGATTGATATATTTATCTTTTATCATATTAAATCACCTATTAGTTTCGCATCATGTGTATAATCTCCTATTTTCCTTTAATAAATGTTTATGGGTATAATATCTTTTTTCAGTCATAATTTCCTCCAATCTTCACAGATACCTTCTGTTACATCATTTCCTTTATCGCAAACTTCAAATTCATCACCATCATCAAACCAATCATAATCGTGATAATGACAGTTACCACAACTTGCAAGTTTACGATAAACTTTTAATTCTTTTTTTAACTGTTCATTTTCATCTGTTACTTTATTTAAATAATTCACATATTCTTCAAGTGTTATTACTTCCTTTTTTTCATCAATAATATGTGAATGATAAGTTTTTATAAAATCATCAACACTAAATCGTTTATCAATCATTCTAAATCACCTAACATTTTGACAATTCCATAGTCGGTTTTCTAATTTTTCATTTTCTTGTTCTAACTCCATATTTTCTGTTTTTAATTGTTCATTTTCATTTAACAAATCAATAATCTCATTACCAGTTAAACTATCTGCAAATACATCATAACCTTCATATTCAACTCTTTCTTCAAATTCATCTTCGGAGATTGTGTTTGAATCAAAAATATAATATGATTCTTCCCAGTCTTTTTTATAATATCTATTTTCAGTCATTCTAAATCGCCTTCTTTTGTATATTCTTCTTCTATTTCTTCAAGATATTCTTCAACTGTGATTCCCTTACATTCTGCAATGACTGGAAGAACTTTCTCAATATCAATTACATGATATTGTGTAGTTAATCTTTTTAATCGTTTATTTTCAGATTTTAATTGCTCATTCTCATTATGTAAGTCATTCAACAGTATAACTGCTTCTTCTTGTTCTATAATTTCACCATTATCACAGATATTCGGAACACCTTCAATAAGTCCTTTCAATGTAAATCGTTTCGCAGTCATTCCTCATCACCTTTGAAATAATGCAAAAACATCATCTTCATCACTAATATCTGAATATAAAGGTTTGATTTCATTATAACTACAACTAAACACATTATTGCAAATATTATCAAAATCTTTATTGAAATTTGAAGATGTTTCACACAATGCAACATCAATATAGAATAATAATGCTTTTTTTAACTGCTCATTCTCCTCTGCAAAATGATTCAACACATCAACTGCTTTCTGACCACTTAACCAATCAATATAATCCTCATCATCACTATACTCACCAAGAGTATCTTTTATCCCCCATCCATCATAATCTTCCCATGCTAACTCAAATCGTTTAGTTTCAGTCATTTTAAATCACCTTTTAACACCTTTTTTAATCTTATTATTCTACCATCCATCAACCATATTTCTTCATTTTTATCTTTCATTTCTTCTAAAATAGATTTTAACTGCTCATTTTCTTCTTTCAACCATTCATATTCAGTGTTTAATCCATTATAATCAAGTATCCATTTAGTATTTTTTCTTTTTAATTGCTCATTCTCTTTTTTTAATTGTTTATATTTCAAATATTCCTTATTCATATATTCAACAGTTTCATCAATATTCATAAATTGATGGCATATTTTATCATGCACTTTATTTTCCTTTAATAAATGTTTATGGGCATAATATCGTTTTTCAGTCATCCCAACACTCCTTATTCATACATTCAAGAAAGTAATCACTCCAAGATGCACATTCATCACATTTAACATCTCGATTTTTACAATCACCATCAGTTCCTTTTTCATAATAAATGTACATTGTCCCTTTTCCATCAACAAAACGAGATGGATATTGTTTTTCAGTCATAAATATTCACCTATGTTTCCGATTAAAGCAATTATAATTTCCTTATCAATATCTTTATTTTCCCTGACATAATCAAGAATGAAATTAAGTTTTAACATATTTTTTTGGTCTTCATTTTGATATAATTGTAGCATTCCTAATTGATTTGATAATATTTCTGCTTGTTTTTCACTCATTTGCATTGATGGGAATTCTTCACAAGTATCTTCCATCACATAAGTTCCATCGTGTAATCCTTTGAACATCCATCGGTGTCCTTGATATTCTTCAACAAAACATTGTTTAATCCTCATTTATAAACCTCCATTCGCTTTGTAATTGTTCTTCATCTTTTTTCATTTGATTATCCATTTCTGTTAGTGTTTCCCAGTCTTTTGTTTCAATTAATTTCCATAATTTGTTTAATTGATTGTATTGTCTTTTATTTCGTTGTTCTAATTCCTTATTATACTTAAAAAGTTCTCTTCTGCTTGGAGTATTTGAAGTTATTGTACACATTTCAGGCACACAGTTTAATCCTCTTTCTTCAATTTCGTAAGTTGTTTCAAAATATCTTACATCAGATTCTAACTCTTTAATTTCTTTTTTTAATTCTTCATTTTCATATTTTAATTTTCTCCAGTCATTTCTTGCATCTCTTTCACGAATAAATAACTCGTTTCTATCTTCTTTTAACTGATTATTCTCATCTTCAAGTTCATTTAGTTTATCAACAATTTCTTTTGCTTCTAAACAATCCCCTAACATTTCAATAAAATCCAATTCAGTATTTGGATTCTCTAAAATATAATCTGCTCCTTTATGCTCATAATACACAAATCGTTTTTCAGTCATTCCAAATCATCTCCTTGTTTACTCCAACAATTTTTTGCTTTATCAAAATAAGGTTCATATAATTCATTAAACTCTTCTTCGGATTCTACACCAGTCAGATTCCATAATATGTCTTCAATGTTTAATGATTGATAATCTTCTAACATTCTGATTAAAGCAGAGTGGTCAATTAAATCTTTCCTTAACTGCTCATTCTCATCTACAAGTTTTTCTAATGTACTTGCATAATGATTCATAATACTTACAACTTCTTCAACTGTATCAAAATTATCAAGTGTAACTTTATCAATTAATGTACCTGCATCATCAATCATATACCTTTCAATCATTTAATCACCTAACATTTTGACAATTCCATAGTTGGTTTTCTAATTTTTCATTTTCTTGTTCTAATTCCCAATTTTCTTTTGTTAGTGTTTCAACTTTCTTTTTCGCTTCATCATACAATATCCTCCAGTTATGACTACAACTCTCAAAACCTCTTCTCTCTTCTTTGAGTTCATTGTTTTCCTTTTCAAACCCATTTATTCTTTCAATTGCTTTTTCTTCCCAGTATTTTTCATCATTTATTAATTTGACAATAGCATCATTTTGTTCATTTAAAAACATTACTAATTGTGCTACAAATTGTTCACTATTCAAATCACGATGATTTAAAACTATTACATCACCACTATGATTTTCTTTGACACCTATTTCACCATCATAATCTAATATAATTGTAAATCGTTTTTCAGTCATTAAACATCACCTATTCAAATAAATCTCTATCTACATGATTGCTCTTATCGTTTAACATAAGTATATCATGTTCAATACTGGTTAAATAATTTAAAATTTCTTTTTTATTATATTGAGGATTAATATCCAACACCATCTCTTCTGCTTTCAGTAATATCAGATACATTCTTTTTAAACTAATATTTACACATACATCACACACTTCTTTTTCAGTCATTTAAAATCACCTTTTAAAACAATCGCAATAATAATCATATCTTGTTTGCAAACCTAATAATTTGCACCAAAATTTCATTCTATTCCAATAATAACACCTGCTACATTGTTTTTTAGTCATTTTCTAAACTCCTTTCGTAATTGTAATGTTTTTGGTATCCACCACATCGCATATATTATTCCATAACTAATGAATAACAATCCTATTATTTGTTGAATAGTCATTCTCTAATCCTCCTTTATTGCATCGTAATCATTACATTTTTGCCATAACTTATTACCCATCATACATTGATGGAATAAACCTTCCTCATAATGAATTAAACTATTATAATTATGACAATTTTCACAATTATTAATTTCAGTTATTTTTATCACATCTCTTTTAATTTTCTTACTTTTTTCCAGTAATTTTTTCCTTTCTATCATCTCATCTAAATCATGATTTATTGTTCTTTTTAGTTTATTGAAATCATTTAGGATAGTATTACAAAAGGCATTTGCTTCTGAAGGTTCATCAGTCATTGAACATATATATTTTAATGACATTTCATCAATCATATGTAAAAGTTTATTTTCATTCATTCAAAATCCCTCAATTCAACATTTTTACTCAAAACAGTTCTTCCCCTGATTTTCAATAATGGTAATTTTCTTGTACGATATAACTCTTTTATTAATCGTTCATTTTCCTTTTTTAACTCCTCTTTTTCATCGTATAACTCATTAAACCTATCAGATATAATTTCGGATTCTTTTCTGTTTTTAATCCCAAAATATTTTGGAAAATGTAAATGTAATTCAGAATCAAATGTTGCTTTATCAAAATCTCTTTCTTCAACATACCATTCATCTTTGCCGAAGATTTTACCTATATTGAATCGTTTATTTTCAGTCATTTTTGATACCTCTTATTCCAACATTCTATTAATGCTAAATCTTCTTTAAATGTTTTACTGTGAAACTCAGTTATTTCTGCACAAGATAGATAATGAGGTAGAATATCTTCAATTCTCTTAAGTTTATTTTTTAATAATTCTTTTTCTTCTTTGAGTGATTGATTTTCTTCGTGGAAATCATTCAATAAATTACATAATGATGGGGCAGATGTAAATGGAGGAACACCTAAATCATTGTAAATACAAATTGCATGTTTTTCTTCACTTTCGACATGGTCAATAATATCAACTTGTCCTTGATGATTAGGTATTAATTCAAATCTTTTATTTTCAGTCATTATTTTCACTTCCAAAAAAATCCATTTTCATTAATCATCTTTTACTTTTAATTTACCGAGTTTATCATAATCAATTTCTATTTTAACTGCATCTTTCATGAATGCTTGTGTTAAAGGATGGCACTCATCATCAGGAAGGAGGATTATCGCCTCCTTCACATACATATTACTAACCACACTAATTTGCACATTTGTCTTCTCATCACTCATTCTCTCAACTCCTTTTATGCACAACCCATCCAATACTGACTCTCACATAAACTATACCTTACATTTTCTTTCAACATAGTATATCTTGCCACTGACATTCGCCTTTTAAAAAATAGATTAAAATATCTTCCACCTTGTTTTCTTATTCTATTTTGTATTCTACTGTATCTGTGATTAGGATTGCATCGATATTGCACATAATTATGAATACTCTTCATTCTTTTAACTCCTTTCGTAAATGTTGTAATTCACTTAATCTTGCTATTCTATCCATATCTGCATCAAAGTTTACAGACATTGGTTGTCCTACTGGTGCAGATAATGGTTTATGTTCATAATGCTTGATTTTTTCATCAAGTAGTTTTAATACTTTTGATTTGAATTGTTTTAACTGTTTATTCTCATCGGATAAATTATTCAACAATAAACATAAATCCTCCATTTCATCTTTACTGTCTTTAAAACTGCATTGATGAAACTCATATGTTGTATCATCGAATGGTTCTTCGGTTTCATGGTCTACAATTCCCATATCGAAATATTTACCTATTTTGTTATAAATTAATGTAAATCTTTCTTCAGTCATTTTCTTAACCTCTTTATTATTGAGTTAATCTGAAATAACAAGCCTATATTCCCACTACTCCAAAAATAATAAAAAATTTCAATATCTGATAATCTAATTCATTCATCCTTTTAAATCCTCCTTACAAATATCTCCACAGAACAATTCCATTTCAAAATTCATCAACACATTCTCTACTAACACTAATTCTGCAAAACTCATTTTATCATATGCTTCAAGATATTTTTTTGCAGTTCTCTTTATTGCTTTTCTTATTACTTCTTCTGAATAAGTATTCATAATTTCAACCTCTTTTCCATAACTCGTTTTTATTTAAATTTTCACTACTGACTTTCACAACATGATGTATCAAACGAAATTTCATTCTACAACCACAACTGCAGGAATAAGTATATTCTCCACGAATTAACATTATAATTCGATGATATAATCTTGGTTTCCATATTCTGCCACAATCTGTGCAATATTGTGAATTTGGATTCATTTGATTGTTACTCCATTATTGTTTATGAGGTATATGTCTTTTTTGATTACTTTTTCAATTGTTCCTCCTTTGAAATCATCATTGTGAGTTATTCTGTGATTTTTTGCAAAATCAAGTATAAATTCTTGTAGTGTTATCATATTATTCCTCCAGTATTTACTGTGATTATTGGTAGTTTTTCATCGTAGTTTTGTATTATTTTTTTTCTTGGTTTTTGTAACTGCATATAATCAGTTATTTTGCGAAGAAAATTCTTGTCAATATAATATTCTATCATTTTAATAACCTACTTTGCGAATTGTTAGGATGTGATTTGTATTGATAAATACTGTTTGAGGATGACTTGTTTTCACTTCAAGAATATCTTCATTAAATGCAATTATGTTTCCAATAACTGCATCATCATTGATTAGTACAATCCTGACCATTTCTTCTGTTGCTATATATTGTTTTAATAAATTCCCATTCATCCTTTCACCTTTTTCAAAGTTACTTTTAATTCGTATTGTTCCATAATCACCACATCTCTTCATAAATTCCTGCTAATGCTTGATTAAAATCAGATTCATTATCAAAACAAATCCTAAATCGATTATTAATTAAAGCATCAACTCGTGCTAAAAATTCAATCTTAAATGGATGGTCTTGAGATAACTGCTTTATACTATTGTATACAATAGGAATTTCTTCTTCTGAAACACTTCCTTTGTGTTGTTCAATTTTATTTTCATCAATAATAATTACTCTAAATTTAGATTTATCTCCTTTATCATTATGATTTTCCAAGAATTTCACAAATCTATTATTTGCTACTTCCACTTTGTCAAAATGTTTTTTTCCACCTTTAGTTAAATGAAATGGCAATTCATTTTTCATGTTTTCACCTTTTCAATTATTTCGTTTGTTTTTGTTTTGTCCCAGTTACATTTACGAAGTTCATTCACTACTTTTTGTGCAGTTGTTTCAGAATCTACTTTGCAGAATACTGTATTTTTTCCATTAATGACTTTCTGAACGATGTAATATCCTTTGGAATGTGTATAGTTTCTTGGTTGGATTTTATGTGCTTCAATGAAATCAGTTATTTGTTCTATGTTCCAATTTACTTCTTTACATTTATTTACAACTAATTGTGCAGTTGTTTCTTCTTCAAATCTTCCAATCACTTTGCATTCTGTTCCAAATGTTTTTTTAACAAGGTATTCTCCTTTTTTGTTTTTTGTGTAGAATTTTGCTCCAGTTCGATTCATATGCCTTGTTTTAGGAATATCTCCATTTTCTATTGCGATTGTTTGCAGTTCAGAGAATCTGCGACAATTTAAACTATATTTTCTGCTTATATCATCAATTGTTAATTGAGGATTATTGTAATCTTCAACAAACATATCATATATTTCTGAAATCATATTATCAACTCTTTTTTTCATATTTTAACTGTTTCTCCAGTATTTATTCGTATAAATTCTTCTTTTGGTAATTTAACATATCCTAATTTATATAATGTCCACCAATTTCCTTTTGCTCCACAAGAATCTGATTTACAATAATAATAATCTTTTGTTACTACCATTGAAGGATTCGAATCATTGTGGAATGGACATTGCATCATTATATATCCTTTTTTGAAAGTTTTATAATCTCCTCCGAATAGAGATGGCATCAAAGTTCGTAAATCGTTTTTATCAATCATTTCTTGACCATCATGTAATTTATTTCGTAATTCTCTCCTTTTTTCTCTTTGATTTACTTCTTCAATTGCAGGTTGTTGTTTTGCATACTCGTAACTTCTTTGCAGACAATCCCATTCATATTGATTTGGTTCAATGCAATCAAGAAATTCTCCATCAACTATGTGTACTTTTTCTTTTGTTTTTGGATGTATACTTCCAATTACTCTGATATTTCCTTTTATTCCTGCATTTGTGTTTGTTTTGTCAAGTGTTTTGAATTTGAATTTTCTGATATTGATGAGATATTCAACAAATTTGTTGAACCACACATCTCTATCTACACCAAATGACATTTTTTCTTTGCCAAATGCTCGTGGTGGCATTTGCACATAAACATGGTATCCTTTATTGGTACTTGAAACAATTACTGTGTTTAAATCATGTCGACTTGTCCATTTTTTTAATCGTTTTGCATCTCGATATGCTTGTGTATGTTTTTCACTATTGTCATCAAAGTCAAGAATGATGCAGGAAATAACTCCATCTTCTGCATATTTTGTGATGAACAAATCTTCATTTGTTTTTTGATTTTGTATGATTTTGTGCAGATGTTTGTTGCCGAAATAAATTCGCCTACTTTGGATTTGAGGAATCGTAATGTAATGTTGTTTCTTACAATATATTACTTCATAATCAAACATTATGTGTCACCTCTGTACAGAAACATATGGCAAATGTACAAGATAATGAGGCAACTGTACAAGATGCAAGGGTAAGTGTACACAGACATATAGCAACTGTACATGAAATGCAATTGTACAAGATTGAAATGCATTTGTACAAAAATTGAACCTTCTGTACAAAAACATATACCAAATGTACAAGATACCTATGCAACTGTACACAAAAGTATAGCAAATGTACATATGAAAATTCCTCTCCTTCCTTTAAATCCAAAAAGAAGCAAGGAGAATCATTTTCACTTTTTTTGATTTCAAACATACACCCACACCTCATTCATCAACAGTACAATGATTCCACTCCAAGTCATACAAATGTGAACGAATTTCAAAATTAGTATTCTTCACATTTTTCTGCATCTCTGCATTTACAAAAATATCAAAATCATCATACAATGAAGGATATCTTTCCTTGAAGATATCTTTCGCCATTTCAACATCATTTTTTTCAAATTTAGGATTTATACTATTAATGCGATTATTCGCATCCTTATCTATTCCATATATATTTCTCCCTTGTTTATTATATCCGATTTTAATCAAAATACCATAACTATGCAATTTATGAAGTTTATCAGATAAATTGTTTTTATTTTCACGATACCATCTTTGATTATTCTGTTTTTTCAAATCATCAATTGTGAAAAAACAATATCTGCTTTCACCATCGTTAGTAACATATGCAGAATGATATCCAATCAGATATTCTTTTCCAGTAATTTCATCCTGCTCGTAATATATTGTATCATTATCAACAGAGGAATGTTTGACAATGTCTTCATATGTAGCATCATCATCTTCAATTCCATCCATGATAATAAATTCTGAAGGGAAACTTTTGTATAATTTCAATATTCCTTTTGCTAAAGCAATTTCAGAAGGAAGCAAACCAGTACTTCCTTCAAATAAAGTTAAAGCATCAATTATTTCTTGTTTTGATGGAATTAATAATGTTGTATTGATATTATCAAAATCCTCATCATCAAAATCATCATACAAATCATGTTCAAGTTTAAAAGAATCATTTAAAATACATATCACCTTCAGTATCATATTAAATTCTTTAATTTTCCGATTAAAATCATCCATATTTGACAAAAACTTCTGCACACAAAACATAAAGGGATTAAACATCTCAATGTCATTAATGTTCTTTTTTAACCACCATGTAAATCCTTGAATGTCTTTTTTGTCTGCTTGTATTTTTTCTTTCAGTTCTTGTTTTATTCCACTTGCTTCTTGAAAAGAATCGTAAATCATCATTTTTGTTTGATTTACATCAGGAGGTCGAATAACAATACTTCTGCTCCTTTCTTGTTCATTTATGATTTCTTCACTAACTGTAGTATATGATATTGCAGGATTTCCAGTCACAATCATATCTGATGTTCCACCTTCTTCATCAACAATACCTTTTGATGCAAAACCATCTGTACTCATTTGTTTTAATACATCTCTTGATTCGATGGTGTTTTGGTCATCCATATCGCCTCCTAAATCTTGCAGATAGAAGATATGTGAATCCAAGTTTTTTCCACCAAATTTTCTGAAGAAATATGACTTTGTGAATGTTCCTTTGTGAACAAAATCGGAAGGGATGCAATCTAATGGATTTTCAAGAATATGTGTTTTCCCACTGGATTGACTACCTACACCAATCACATTAGTTCCTTTCAATCCAAGAAATGTCTGCAAATAACCAATATATGCTTTTGCCATCTCCAATTGAGCATCAACACCTAATCCTTCAAATACACAAATAATATATTGCAATCTTGATAAATTATGTTTTTTTCGATTGTATTCAAAATTACTCCAATACTCTGCATATTCTTCTTCAAGTTGTTCTGATTCTTCCTTTGCTTTGCTTTCATTTGATGTTTTTTGATTATCCACATCATCCTGCAATTTTGACATTAATGTACGATATCTTTTCACTGCAGATATTTCTTTTAATTCACGATTTGAATATCTATCCTTGATTTCATTCAAGATATCTCTACCGATTTGTGTTGAAGAAGATAATTCTCGTGGAGATTTTTCATGTGAACCCAATGGCAAAGGTTCTTCTTCACCTTCTTTCAGTTCATAGATGTATCTATGACCACTAACTGTGCATCTAACACTACAATTTTCAGATAATTCAATGAATGTCATTGTTCATCCCAAAAATATAAAAAAAAGATGAACAATAATTTATTCATCTGATAAATCTTCCACATCCATATAAGGAGAAGGAATCAATACTTGGTATGGTTTTCCACCATCGAATGATTCATCCTTTTCTTTTGCAAGGAATTCAATTCCCTTCAATGCAGATTTTAATTCATCAATATTACAAATGAATCCTTTTGTATTGTCTTCAGGTAAATCTCCAGTTGCAATAAATCCAAAGTTGAATAATGGGAAGCAAGATGCTTTATTGTTTACAATGAAATCTCCATTTTCAATTTCTTCTTCAGTTAGTCCTTTTACACTAACATTGAAGAAAAATGTGACTTCTGTGACATCATCAACAATTTCAATTGCATCTTTCATTTCGCCAGTATCTTCATCTTCTTTTTTGACAACCTTTCCATCTTTGATTTTTCTGACTCTGCATTTTGGCATATCATCAAGAATTGAGGCAGTTACACTGATGCCTCTTTTGTTTTTATCATTTTTGTTTGTATATAAATTGGAAATTCTTTCGATTCCCATATGCAATCCTTCTTCATTATGCCATTTTTTGACAGATAATAAGAATAATTTGCTTGTTACTCTGTCTGCTTCTTTTTCAATTACTTTTACCATTGTTATCAACTCACTATTTTTAATTTTTATTTTCTAATATTTGTTCTATATTAAATTTTAAACCTCTTAAAAAGGTTAATTCAGTTTCGCAATTCTGTAAACTTTTTTTTAACTTGTTTTGGTCTTTCTGTTTGGATATAATTTCTTTTTCTACATCTTCTGAAAGACTTTCCAATTTTTTTTTGCTAATATCAATCATATATTTTTCCTCCAAAATCTCATACAATCATAGGTGATTGTAATAATTTCCAGATTCCACTCCTGCAGTACCCATTAACATACTTATTAGGAGTACTGCAAAAAATAAGGTTAAACCTATTACAACTGCAATGAATGTCCAATTAACATTCAATTTTCTTCTTTTTTGTGATGGATATAAACTATATACTGGTTCTTGTTTCCCAGTTATAGATATTATCAACAAAGAAAGCAATTTAAACAACATATTATGCTTCAACTCCTTTAATTTGTAGTTGATGTGCTTTTTGTTTCTGAAAACCGACAATCCAAGATTGTCCATTTTTCCATTTGATGAATGCACAATCTCCTTCTTCAACGAAACACATCATATTTCTAATGTCTTTATGTATTTGGCAAGGATAACTATTTTTCCTGCCTTTTACAAGGACATTTTGTATATATCCATTTTCTGCAGTGTTAATGTGCAATATAGTTGCTTTTATGTTGCTTTTTGCAACTTTTACACATCCACTGTGGTCGATGATTCCAAATTGATTTTCTTGGAATCTTTCTTTGACTTTGCCCATTGTTATCAACTCGCAATTTTTATTGTTTTTTCCCAATACGAATATATTGAGGAGATTTTCTTGGTCTGAATTCCTTGAATTGTTGAAGATATGCATCTTCTTCCTTCAAAGATTCAGTATACTTTTTTTCTTCTGCAAGGTGTTTTTCAATTTGTGATTGAAGTAATCCTGCAGATGAATTCAAGTACAAATCCATGATATGTGCTTCTGATTGAATCATAGTATTTTTGATAGTACTATGTTCAGATACAGATGCGACATCTAATGTTGTTTGCATTCTGAATCACCACTTTTTGTTGACCATTTCTGAAAAAACTTTTTCAGTTGGTCATGCTCATCCATTGTCAAGAAGTAACCTTCCTGACCTTCTATTTCTAATTTAAACATATTTTTGTCCAACTTTTAATGTTTCATTATCCTCAATCAAATTTGATGTCATTGGAAATTGTAGTAATCATGTAAGATTACAAGTAATCATTTGTTGCTGATGATATATAAACATTTGCACATATAATTGCTATGCACAAATAACTATATAAATGCATGAAAACATATATTATATTACTTAAAACTCAAAAAGGAGTTGATACAGTATGACTAAAACAACATTGAACATAAGTATTGATGAAGAATTAAAAATTCAATTAAAAATATTAGCAATTCAACAGAAAAAAACAGTATCTGAAATTATTACAGAACTTGTTACAAATTATCTGCAGGAAACTTGATAGAAATATTCATATATACTAAACAATAAAAAATAATAATTGAGTATATTGAATTTGTAGTACAAAGTTTCAGAAAAATTTGTAGTGATTGAATCATCAAAAAAAATGTTTGTCCAACTTTTTAAAATGTTTCAGATTCTCTTTTTTTCTTATTCAATTTTGTATATTTTTTCTCTATGCTCAATTAGGAGTATAATTTAGGATTTTTTTAGGTTATCAACTCGCTAAATTTCGTATAATGTAAAAAAACTCTTTTTTTATGTTATACTCCTTTTTTTATTATCATCTCCACGATTTTTCTCTTGTGTGTTTTATTTTTGTGCAATGAAAATAATACATTTTGTGATAGTCCTTTTGAAAAGTATTATATTTTCAGAAATTTTATTCGATGAACCATTTTTTGATTTGTTTTATTTCTTCTTTCATTTCTTTAACTTCATTAATTTGTTCTTTTAATAGTTCATTTTCCTTTTTAATATTCATATATTCTTCAGAATAAACAGTAACTTCTTTTATTTCAGTGAAAATCAATAAACTATGCATATGTTGGATATATTCTTTTTTCAATCGTTTTTCATCTTCAAAAAAATAAACATCGTTTACTGCTCCTTTTGATTTTCCTTGAAGTGTGTTAATTGTATTAATATCCATCCCATCTTTCAGTAATGTTGATGCATGAAATTTACGAAGCATATGTCCTCTGAATCGATTATAATTCCCAACTTTACCTAATTGTAATGTATTGTTTATTTCTTCAAATTTTAAAGTATAATAATGTTTTTCAATTTTAAACAAAGCATCTGTTCCTTTTAAATCTGATGTAATACTTCTTTTTGCAAGATATTTCAATATTTCAATTGTTGCTTCATGAGTACAAAAAGTAATAAAATATTTATTTGTTTTTTGTCTTCTTGCTTTGAAAGTTGGTATTATGTCTGTTGTATCACTGATTTTCCATAATTCAGATAATGCTTGATAAATACTTGTTTGTTTATGATATTCATAAGTACTGTCAATGAATTGTTGAATTGAAAGGTTTAATGCATCTATTTTACTCATACCAGTTGATAAAAGAAAAAGTATCAGGGACTTCATAAGTTTGTCAGAAATCTTGATTGCTTTTTTGATTATTTCAACATCAGGCAAATCAGCATATTGAATAGGTTCATTAATAATACTATTTTTTTCGTTTATTTTTGGAAGTGAGTGTATCTCTATTTCGTGATGATTGTAAAATGATTTAACTATTTTTAAATAAGTTTTTGCAGAATTATATGTCATATTTTCACGAAGAAAATTCATATAATTTATCAATCTTGTTTTCAAAGTTCTTCTTTTCCATCTGATTCCTTGTTCTTCTTCGTTGTCTGCTTCTGTAATTAATTCATGTATAGTCATTTTATTATATTCACTATAATGTTTCATTATTAGTTTTGTTGATTGATATGTTGCCTTTGATAATCCTCTTGTAGTGATATATTCCTCAATATACTCTTCGTTTGTCCTCATTTTTTATCAACTCTTTAATTTTGTTGTTTGTACATCTATATTTAATAGTGTTTTCAGTGAGCATTTGAAAAGTATTTGCAGTATATTCAAAAAGTATGTGATAATTCCACAACTTACTTTTTGTTACTATATAAATTTTCTTATACTTTTTGATTATTTTGATACTTGTATTGCTTGTTGTATGTTCTGTTTTTTCTGCTACAAAAAAATAGTGTAATCAGTATTGTTCGCAGTAATACAAACGAACATATTGTCTATGAAAAAAAGTGTTGATGGAGATGTATTTTGTAATTATTTGGGAAAAAAGAGTACAATATTAAATTTTTTTTCAGAAAAAATTAAAGTTGATAAATACATATGAAGATTAATTGGATATGAAACATTTTTAATTATCAAAGAGAATGCAATTCATTTTTTTTTGGCAAAAAATGAGATAAAATCCAAAAAAAAGTTTGCAGAATTTTATTCTCTATGATAATTGAACAATTTATTTTTTCCCTACATCTCCATATTATATATTTGTATTAAGGAGTATATATAATTGAAAATCGGAATTAAATTATATTGCAGAATTCATTCCTTACTATGAATCCTGCAAGGAATGTATGGGAATTTACAATGATTGAGTAATAACCCAAATCAAAAAAGATAAGTCCACACCATTTTAAATTTATAAAGAAACATATTGAAATCATATATTTTCTCAATCATTAGTATTTTCCCATAATAATTGTATTGTTCTTGCTTGTATATATAATTGAATTCAAGCAAGAATCTATACTTTTAAAACAAGGATAAATGCACAATAAATTCTTGAAATGAAATTTCCTCATTTTCTTCAGATTCTATTTGTGCAATTCTTAAGATTGCACTATCTTTATCCTTGAATATTACTTCTGCAACTTCAGTAGAATAATCTGTTGCAGTGATGTTATTATTTGCATTGAAGGTGTCACCAATTGTACTGTTGATGACTTGTCTGAATGTTACTGGTTTGGTTTTTGAAGTATTTGCATCGAAATAATGTAACATTACTGCAGTTTCTTCTCTGAAGATATTTTCCACTTCAGGATTCACTGCACCTTCAATGTGTTTGATGCTATTTTCAATAATATCTGACAAGGTGAGATTTGTCCCATTTTGTATTTTGCGAAGTTTCTCTGCAACTTCATTCCTTACCCTGATTGTTGTATGTCCATCTTTGCTCATTATATCAATCCTTCTTCTTTTAAAAATTCATGTAATTCTTCATCAGAATCATTCAAATGTTGTACAACCTTGTACAACCATTCATCAGAATAATCAGATTCAAATAACTGTTCGGTTGTTTCTCCATATTTTGCATATATTCCAAGTTCTTTTGATAATGATTGAGAATATAATCTCCTTGATTCATCATTAATTGCAGTCATAAGGTCATTCCTTTCTTCTGCATCATTATCCCAGTAGGATTTGCTCATTTCAAAGTAAATCCTATTATCTTCAATAAATGATGTATTTTCATTAAAAGGATTAAATACATCATTTGTTTCATTCATATATCCCACTATATCTATTTGTTCTCCATTAAATCGTGGAATGATTTCTACAATATATTCTCCCTGATATTCAGGTTCGTATATTTCACATTCCATTTTTGCTCCTTCGTTGATGTGGAGAATGTAATCTCCACAATCAAAGGATTTATTTTTATCTGCATTAAGCAGGAGCATTTCTCTGAATTCTGCCCAGTCAATACTATCGATAAAATGGGAAAACTCTTCTGAAAGGTTTTCACCATCAACTTTCCAATAACTTGGAATATGAGATTCCATTAAACCATTATTTTGCTCATATTCCCAAGTACCATTATCAATATCTTCATCGTAGTCAGTTATATCCCATTCTCCTTTGAGATATAATCTGCTATCTCCTTTGTTAATTAGTTTGAAATTAATCCATTCGTTCATATTTTCACCTTCTTTTTTGGAAGAAGAAAATCTTCTTCCGAATTCATTTTCCACAAATAATAAATCTACTTCTTCTGCTATTCTACGAATAACAGTATCATCAATAATTCCAGTATGAGATTTCAATACTTTTGAAATATCATCTACATTTTTGATTACTTCTCCTTTTAGTAATGAGTAATAGACAACGATATAATCTATTACATCAATATCTACGATATACTCACTGCCATCTTGGGTTTTGTGACAATCATCGTAATATAATGGTTTTAATCCTTCTAATTCTGATTCTGCTTTTTTGATTAATTTTAACAATTTTTCTTCTTCGCTCATTTTAATATGAGTACAATTATTGCAGTCAAAAATCTTAAAACCAATACATTCATCTCTTTCAGGACATCTCATTTTTTTACTCATTTGATTCACCTTCGTAAAAATATGTACAATTATTGCATTCTTCATCTCCACGATTGTAATTACAATCGTAACAGAAACTATAAGTTTCTCCTGCTCTTGATTTTTCAGTACTAAATTCCAACATAACCATCTCACCTTTTCAATTCTTCTATTACAATAATTTTAACTAATAATTCTTCATCGTATCCATACACGATATTTTCTCTTATTGAATCATTAGAACTTCTATCAAAGAAAACAAAGCAAGGATATTCCTTACTGTTTTCTCCTATAATCTCCCATGATTTTTTTTTCATATCTTCTTTTAAATTATCAATTCTGCAATTGATAAATTCTAAAAGATTATCGTAATCCCTTGTAATTTTGCCTATTTCAATTATTTCACCAGTCTTTTCGTAATGTTTAAAATCATATCTTGGGATTTCATCTTTTACTGGTCTGAATAGGTTATATGCTTTAGATATATTATTTAAAGTCAAACCTATTTTTTCTCCATTATTCTCAAGTTCTTCTCCCCAATATTTCCAATGTCCATTACAGATATCTATTTCTGCAATTTTAGTGTTTTCATCTGTGTATCCATTTCTTTTTGCGATGATTTGTATGTTAAATTTTGCCATTGTTTTTGCCTCCTTAAAAAATTTAAAACTGTGATTATTATTCACAGTTACAACAGTTTGTACAGTAACCTTCCTCATTTTTTTGACAAGGGAAGAATTCATTGATGATGTCATCAACATAATAATGATGGTAATAACCATCATCACCATACTCTCCTTTTTTGACTTTAAATCCAAATTTTTCGGATTTTCTGTCAATTTCTCGAAGGTCAGAAGCAGTAAATAATCCTGCTTTTACTCCTTCGATGCAGTCATTGTAGGAGAATTCTCTGTCAATGAGGACTTTACCATATTTGAAGAAGCATCCTTCTTCTTTGTCTTTGGCATCCTCTTTGATAAATTTTAAAACTTTGGATTCGATTTGTCTGTCTGTGAAATCGTTCCAAAGTTTGTCCCAATCGGTGTAATCGGTTTCATCGACATATTCTTCACCGAAGATGCTTCCAACTTGACAGATGCATTCATCAGTGTATTCAACAAAGTCCACATTGTGAACTTTGTTTTCTTTGAGAGTAGTGTATATTATCATCTTAATCATCTCCAATAATATTAACAAGGTCTACAAATACTATGTATGCTTCCATGTATCCTTGAATTTCAGTTTCAAGGATTCTTTCGTATGTGCCTTCTTCTTCTTCTTTTCTGTTGACATTGATAATCACATCCAATTGGGTGCTTTTGACCATTTCAATGAACTTCTGTTCTAAAGAATGGTATATGTCAACTTCTGCACTCAAAATGAGCATTGTCCTTTTGATTGCTTTCAGATTTGCGATTTGGGTTTTGATTTGTTTTTTGTTTCTCATAATGTATCTCTCCAATTGTTCTTGTTTATAGGTTGTATTGTATAGTATATAAAGGTTTCGTTTTTTGACACGAAAATGGTGAAAAAAAATTATGAAACAGAAAATGTCGAAACATCTTCTGTATCAATATTTGTTAATTTAAAAGGCGAAATATTGTTAATATATAATTTAACTGATTCTTCTTTTGGTATTAAGCAAATCTTAATTAAATCAGTATATGTTTCTCCATTAACTGTTACTATTCTTGAATTTGATTTTGTATTTCTGTATGAAATGCCTAATCTATCAATATGTTGAAGGTTAGTTACTTCCCTTGTTAATGATGATTCATCTAATTTGAGGAGTATATTATATAATTCCATTAGATTATTCTCCTTTCTTTTTTTGGTATTGTCCTCGTGGCAATCTTTTTCGTTGGAGGTTTTTCTGTTTTATTTTTTCATAGTATTTTTTTGCCTTGTCTTTCATTGGACAAACCTCTCATAAATTCTTTTAGATTTATCACTGATATTGTGTTTGTTTCGTTCTTTGTTTATTTTCAATTGTTTCTGCAATACATAATCAGAAGCACCTTCATGTTTATATAACTGATTCACAATTCTTTGTTCTACATTTAATAATAATCCTATTAATTTTTTCTTCAAAATAATCACCCTTATTTGTTTGTTATTACCATTACTGACTTTTGACTTATCCCATTGATATATGAACGATGTTCTGCTTTGCTTCTGTCTTCTACATATCCACAGTAGCATCCATCATCGCAGGAATTACCAAGACTGTTCTGAACATATAAATAATCACTTAACAATTTATTAATGACTTCATAATGTCCCCATTTAAGTCTATATAACAAATGGAATATAATATCCTTATTTTTTGAATTAAGAATTTTTAATATTCTTTCCCAACCCAAATCACTAAAATTAAACCATTCAACACTTAAATTATAACCATATTTCTTATTGAATGCCCAAATAGCAGTGTTTAATCCTTCATGGTCTGTTCCATCAGTTGTAGTACCTGCCCAACCGGCAATAACTGATTGTGGAACTACAATTCCAGTAAGGTTTCGTATGACTTCTTGAATACTGTGACAACCACAGTAATACCCATTGTTTTGCCCAATTCCATCACATCCATGCTTTGTTGCATGACCATATTTTTTATTTGATTTGAACCAAGCAGTATCAACAGTAACTGAATTTGGAAGTACTCCAGTTTTATATTGATATGCTACACAATATGCTAATAAATAGCAGTAAACTTGTGGTGCAATGTGTATGTTACGATAAACCATATATGATGGCATTTTCTTTTTTGTTTGGACATATTGAATTAATTGTTTACTCCAATTGACAATGAAATTAGTTGGAATGCTTTTTTTAAATTCATGTCCTTGTGGTTTACTTGCTTTATTGAATTTTAAAGATTTAATGTTCTTTTTTGGATTAATTAAAGCACAAGCAAAGTAGTAACTCCATTTATACGAATGTGCTAACTGATTCTCATTTTTAACATTTAATATTTGTTTTTTTGCAATTTTAACAATTTCATTATAAGAAACCATAACTTTTCACCTCTTTTGTTTATATAAATAATTCTCACTATATTCATTCACGATACATCTATTTCGTGATAGATAATTGCATTTCTCAATATCTCCACCGTGTATTTTGCGAAAGCAACATCCATCACAATGATTTTCATTAATACAAATCACCTAATTATCATTTTATACAAATTATGCACCTTTCCAAGTGGCATTTATGACTATACCTTGATAAATATTGAATTACCGAACCAATAACCTGAAGGAATAGCCTCTTTGGCACATAATTTGCTTGCTCCGGTACTACCACCACATTGTAGAACTCTTGTATCTCCAGTTACAGTTGATATTACTATATACATCTCTATTGAAGCACTTGCTATTGATGATGGTAGAGTATATAATTCAACACCCTTTGCTATGTCAGAACTATTTTGAAACCCTATTGAGAGTTGATATATATTTCCACATTTTACATAATGTGAATAATCATTAGTTACTACCGATTTCTTTGTCAATTTTCCATTAGTGGATTTTAAATAGTTAGTATACATATCATTTGCACCCTTTCGAGTGAACAATTGATTTTCTGCTGAATTTACATAGTTATTAGACCAGTTGAACTCGGTTTCGATGGATTTAACATGACCTTGTTCATCATA